ATTTCATTTACAGATACTTGAGGAGAGTTACCAGATCCGACAGTGTTCCAATTATAAAATCTAATACCGCCAGACGCTCCATCCCCAACACCTGCTCCACCGACTAGCTCTAAATCACCACCAGTCAAGTTACTCGTACCACCACTTACTGCTCTTCCAGCTGTTATTCTTAATTGTCCACCTCCATTAGAACTGTCTCCGTTTGTTCTAACAATCTCAGCTCTTCCGTTATCGCCGTTACCAATACTTAATAACTCACCACTACTAGAATAGGTAAGACTAGAAGTAGTTTCTACAGCAGAAGTACCATTACCTATAAGTATATGTGTGTCAGCTAAAGAAGTTGCTCCAGTTCCTCCTTTAGCCACGGTAACTGTATCTGATAAAGTAGATCCTGCAGCAGTAACTGTTATATCTGCAGTACCATCAAAGTTAACACCATTAATTGTTCTAGTTGTTTCTAGTGCAGTAGCCGTTGCAGCGTTACCTGTACAAGAACCCGAAGACCCAGAAGCATTGCCAGTTAAATTACCCGTAACACTAGCGTTAAGAGTATTAGCTACAGTTGTATTACCTGAAGAATCAAATGTTATGCAAGTAGTACCATCGTCATCTTTTATATCATTTCCTGTAACAGTAAGATCTCCAGCTATAGTTAAATTACCGTCTTTATCTAAAGTTGCTTTAACAGCAGCAGCACCTAAATCACCAGCTGTTCCTGTAGTAGTATTAGAAATAAATTCAAATTTACCACCTCCGCCGCTACCTTTACCGTAGCCTGCATAAAATTGTAAATCTCCTCCAGCAGAATTATCTGCTCCCGCACTACCTGCAAATATCTGAAAGGTACCTCCTGCGCCATCACTGTGATTTGTTCTTCTAATGCTTACACTGCCATCATCATCATCTCCAATTGTTAAAATTTCTGAATCATATGTAAGACCACTTTCTGCTTGTATAGCACTAGTTCCATTACCTGTTAATATTGCATTACTTGTAAATGTTGTAGCGCCAGTACCACCACTTCCAACAGCAAGTGTAGAAGATAATCCTGAAGCATTACCTGATAAGTTACCTGAGAAAGTTCCTGAAGTAGTACCAGCTATTGTAGTATTACCTGAGCTATCAAAGGTTATACACGTTGTTCCGTCATCATCTAGAATATCATTACCACTTATCATTAAATCTCCTGACACTAAAACATTTCCACTTCCTAAAGCAGAAAGATACGCAGTGCCATTTTTGTCAAATAGTTTAGTAGTAACTAGTCCTCCATGGTGGTGAGTCTTGTAAAATACTCCATCAGAATCAACCTGTACAACATTATAACTAGTAACATTTGATGCGTCCAAAAGCTGAGTTGTCATTCCCTCTACTTTTATAGGATCAGCAGAATCTTTTACATGCAGTTTATTAGTAGGCACTTTTACTCCAATACCTACTTTAAATAAAGTAAACATGTCAGAAGACTGGCGTCTAACTTGCTTCCAAAAAGATATTATGTTTTCTTTTATTGACATATTAACATTTCCAACGTCTTCTTGCTTGACGAATTCTTGAATTAGGATTATTTCTAGTTTTTGCACTACTTCTCTTTAGCTGTCCTAAAGATCTAGCGCAATAAGATTTTCTTCTTTTAGCTGCTTTACTACCTTTTTTAACTTTACCAGTTACAGCAGTTTTAAGTTTACTTCCAGGATTAGCTTTTCTATAAGCTCTTACACCTTTAGCTGTCATACCAGCTCCAGATTTTGTAGATCTATAGTTAGCGCCTTTACCTTTAGTGGTTTTTCTTATAGGCTTTTCTTTCCTAACCTTACCACCTTTTTTCATTTTACCACAACCGCATCCCATAATTAATATCCTCCTCCAGATGATGATCCACCACCAGAGTAACCACCGCCACCACCAGTTGTTCTAGTGCCTCTGCCATAAACAGATCTAGTACGAGTAGGTGTAGAAGACGTGGTTCTAACGGTTCGTGTTGGTGTAGTAGTATTAACTGTTGCAGGTGTTACGCTGCTGCCTATGTGAGATTGTTTAACTTCTACTTCTAGAGCTAGGCTAGATGTATACTCTCCGTGTACGTGTGCTTTGTACGATCCTGCAGTTTTCATTAAATAAAAATCTGTAGAATTTTTTATCATAAAATGATAGCCGATTGGTGCTTTAACTTTTTTGTTTGCCATGTTACATAAAATAATCTAGTTCGCGTTCTTTATCTTTTAAAATACTAGCTAATCTTCTAGTATTAGTTCTTGTTGGTATAAAAGAATATGCTGTAATATTTTTAACTATTCCTTTAGTCCAATAAAATCTATACTTATATCCGCCAGTATGATCATTAAGATGATAAATCCTCTTCCCTAGCTTTTTACTTGCAGCCCAATCAACCTTCAATTTATTTTTATCATCGTATTTCATTTTAGACTTTTTAATTCTAATTGTTCCTAATCTATAAGGCAATCTCATTTCTTCAGAACTTATTAAAATTTCGTCTATAAATAACTTATTAAATTCGTCACATATTTTTCTATAAGTTTTTTTATCTACTTGTAATTCTTCTATAGTATTATTTTTATAATACTTATATGCATCTTCAGATCCATTATCTTTTTTATATGTTCCTAATCCTCGTTTAGTATTTGTAAACATTATCTTCTTTGATTAGGTTGGAAATCTGCAGTATCATTATTTGTGTGATCTGTAAAAGTCTCCGTAAAAGTTTTCATATTCTGTGCTAGCATCATACTTTTTATTGTATCTAGCATAGAAATAGATATAGGATAATCATCTTTCTCTGGGTCATACGCAAAATCTTCTGTAGAGTTTCCTGTAAACTGTGCTATCTCTCTAGGATTTTGAAACACACCTTCTACTTTAATATGATCTAACATTTCAGACTCTGGACCAAATATATATACAAAATTATCTAAAAGAAAAGCAAATGTCATTCTCTTAGTATATTTATTAGTTCCTGCCCAAGGAGCTCTATTGTAAGGTATCGTATGAAAGTTTACAGATAAAATTCCTGTAGGCCCTACTGCTGTAATTAAATCGCTGTGCGATGTTTCTATAGCATTAGGTATTTGATGAAGAGACCTTACAATTTTTATGTCAGGGTGTAACCCACAAGTAGTTCCTGATACAGACTCTACATGTAATTTAGGTATTAACTGTTTTATATTATCAGATATGCTTCGCCTTTTATTTATATCTTGACGTATTAACTGAGCTCTTATAGAATTTATTTGAAATTCTATCTGACGATCAGATATAATTTCATCATCTGATTGTACACCACCTCTAATAAGGTTTTTAATATCGTATACTATTTCTTTTATTGTTGCCATTTATTTTAAATTAACTTGTAAATATCCTTCACATCCTGTTTCTTTATTCCATATATAAGCTTGAGCTTCTCTAGGAGCATTGTACCCCATTGTTTTATGCCAAGCATCATTAGTACATATACTAGGTAAGAATCTTACTTTTATACCATGATACGTATTAACTATCTCTCTATGCTGATGTCCGCAGTGCACCTCTCTATTAGGACACTCTGCAAACATAAGTGGCTGTTCTGTAGCCATAAGAAGCGGCATCTGTGCTGGCTTCTCTTTGTCTCCATGCGTAAACATTAGCATATTCTTTCCGTATCTGTAATATTTTCTTGAGTCATAACTGTTGTCTACTGTTATAAACTCACAGTCTCTATACCAAGATTCTATTACTTCTCCTATATAAAACATACGTTCAAAGTCATGGTTACCTTGGATTACTATTACATCTACAGGTGCAAATGCAGATAGGTAATCTATTGCTGTAACTAATAACTTCCAGTATCCTCTAAAGGTCTGTTGCCATTCTTCAGCATCATGCTGTGGCGTGCCTTTAGTAGTAGCTCTACTATAACCTTCAGAGTTTAGCCCATCGTTACCAATAGGCAGTATAAACTTTTCTATGTTTAAACCTTTAGCTCTTCTGTGCAACTCTTTAATAGTATTTAAAAAGTCTAGATTAGCCTGCTCTTGTGTTACAGAACCTATCTTACCATAATGAAAATCAGGTAAAGATATTTCGTAAGCTACAGGAGATCCCTCTTTAGCTGCATAGTTGGGTACAGCTACTTGCGGGATATACTGTTTCATTTCTTCAAAGAACTCTTTCTTAAACTCAGTAAGATCAGTTTTATTTTCTTTTGTTACAATAGAAAATCTGTATTCTCCTGAGCCTGACTGCCAGTGCTTTACTGACTGTACATCTTTTTTATCTATCCCTCGCTCTTTAAGATGCAAATCGAGTTCGGGTATGTTAGGAACTATTTCTCCTACATCTTTAGTTTCATTAGTATTGCAATTAGTATCTACCCATTGATACCCTCCTGCATACTTTCTGCCTCCAAGACCTTTTATAACTTTATAGATATTACTTTTATCAATACCTAAAGCCATCGCAGCTTCGTGAGCAGTTGAGAATTCATCTACAAGATTTCCTTCTCTATCTAACTGTTGTATCATTTTTTTCTAATTTTTTCTATACTCCTTCCAGCAAAATACGCACCGTACACGGTGATTAATAGTGTCTGGTAGATAGGAATATAAGCTGGAGATATAACAAATTCTCCTAAATTCCCATCAAATATAGAAATAATTATGAACATTGCTGTTAAAAAGATACAAATCAATGGTCTAATATTCTTACTAAGCCAGTTGTCAGACTTCATGTCAGCCTCCCAACGACGTGTTACTTGTTCTTGCCCTTTAGCTTCTGCGTCTAATAAAATTTGTTTCATCATACGCTTTGCTTCCATACGCTCTTCATCTGACGTACTTAGTTTATCTACTACGTCTCCAATCTTCTCAATGGTGTTACCACCTAAAAAACTTAATAACTTACTCATTAAAGTGCTTTTATATTATCACTTGCATGTCTATAAGCTGTTTTACCTTGATCGTTTTTATAAGCTTCTAGTACTTGCTTTCTATTCTTACCTGGGCTTAATGATACATGTATCCAAGCAAAATCAAATTCATTTATTAATTGATCAAACTCTAATCCTGAGTCTAGTATCCAATCATACATGACTTTATTATTCATTTGCCCCTCTTTCCAAAACTGCAAATCCATTGCTTGGCCTTTACAGTGTTGCGAGCGGCTGCTTCCTCCGATAGCACGATTAAGTTTCGGACTGCGATAACCACTAGTAACACGGATAGGACCGATAGCATCCCGCATAGGCTGAATAAGCTCAGTAACGAGCGTTTGCAGATTCGCCAGATGTTCTTTTTCTGGTTCATTACTTATTCCTTTTCTTCTTGCTGTATTGCTTCGAGTCATCTCAGACAATACAAAGTTTTTACTTAGTCTCATAATTTAAATTTAAAATGCTTCCATTACAATTTCATCTATAGAGTTCTGAACTTCACTTTTAGTAGCCTCCATAGTCATCATAATATTTGCTTGAAATCTTTTTACTTCTTCGTTATTGTTAAATATTACAATAGTAGGTACAACTACTATTTTGTATTCTTTAGACCATCTTGCATCTGCTGTTATATCAACTCTTTCTACTTCACAATCTGTAAGCTTAGGTAACCAAGCTACTTCGTTAGCTTTATTGAAACTAGCATTAAACTCAACTGCAACCATTCCGTCAGGAAAGTCTTGAGCTAAAGCACTAGTGCAAATACAAAATAAAACAAATAGTTTTTTCATAAGATATTATTTTAAGTCATCTATCTTTTCCTCAAGGCGTAGCATATGTCCTTTAATTTCTTTTACATCATCTTGTGTTGTCATAATAGTTTGACGTATCAACTGATCTTTCATGTCATACTCCATACGAGTAATCTCTGGATCTGGCGGTTTAGGTAATTCTTTTGCCTCTGATATATCTGATTGTAATGTAAACCACATACCTACAAGAGTAAAGATTAACACTGCTATGCCAGCTAATGTTTTTATACTCAGTTTTAGAGTTGTGTCTTCATTTATTTCTTTTGCCATCTGTTAAAATATTACATAGTTAATACCGACACTAAAGTTGTGCCATCGTCGGTTCCAATATTTATTATATCTACCTTCTACAAATACACCTAAACTTTTATTAAATCTGTATCCGTAAATAAGTCCTGCCGAGTAATCTAACCACTGTCCGTTATTAAACTTGTGGTAAGAGTATGTGTTATCTGTATCTATATGATACGGCATAATGTTACCCCAGCTGTGAAACCAAAAGTCTTTTGTAAAATGATAGTAATCAAATCCTAATACTGCAGAGTACTCTACTATATTAGATAGAGCACTTCTTTGTTTTTCTACATAGTCATCTATTACTTGAGGTATAACAACCTCTTCCCAAACTTCTTGACTAGTTGCTACTACCTCTCCACTGGGTGCTGAATACTGTCCATCTAATGTTATAGTGTATCCCTCTTGAAGTGCCAAGTATGTATAGTGTAATGTCCCATTGTCCAGCACCCAGTCTGCTAAAGGGTCAAAACCGTATGGTTCTGCAAGACGCTGTACTGCACCTACGTTTACAGATAGTTTACCTGTCTCACCTATTTGCAATCTAAATCTTTCTGATGCTTCAAAGTATTTTATATCTGCAAAACCATCTTCTAGATACTCTACTTTACTTACCCACTTATCAGCAACGTATCTTACAAAGTGATGTTGGTTAGTAAAGTTAACACCTAAACGACGTACAAAATCAGCCTCGAATAAATACTCAAAGCCATCGACTCTACCAATGGTGGCAGCATCACTGTATGAATTTTCTGTACCATTATAAAAAGTAAGAGCCCTGTTTTCATAGCCAAATCGTTTTATTTTTCTTATACCTATAGATAATGTATAATCAAAAGGTGTTTCTATTGTTTGTTCTTCTAGTGTACCAGATGTAACAGACCATATTTGATCATCACCTAATGATGTACCACCATTAACTGCAGCATAAAATGTAGAGTATTTAAATATTTTATGTAACCCTTGTGCATTTCCTAATAAAGGAATAAATAATAATAATATTAATAGTCTTTTCATTTCTTTAATACTTTTGTAGTGCTTGTATTACCATCATATGTTACACTAAAATTATATATACCTGCAGGTAGTAAACTTACATCTAATTGATTTAATCCTTTTGTAGTATGTTTTTCTTTAACTTGTATTACAAGTTTACCTGATATATCATATACCTCTATACCTACAGGACCGTTTGTTAATATGTTTAACATATCACCCATAGGATTAGGATACATAACTATATTGTGCCCTCTTAGTAAATCTCTTGTATCTAATGGACTATCCCAAGAACAACTCCAATATATTTGTTGACATTTGTCATCCCATTCGTTATTACAACAATAAGGATCTATCATAATAACCCAAGCGTAACATGTATCATTTAGCCAGTATGGTATACCAGGTCCATCAATACAGCCTGCATCATATAAACACTCTGCTTCTGTATTAGCAAACACATCGTAGTTATAAGCACTTGCATCCATACAACCTTCTACTATTAACTCACACTCATCTTCAGCATTAGCTAGTGGATCATAATTAAACGCTGTACTATCCATACAGCCATATATAAATGGTACACAACTAAAATCTTCTGTATTAGCCTCTTCATTATAGTTAAATGCTTCTGGGTCAGTACAACCTAGAACTGTAATAAAACAAGAACCATTATCAACGTTAGCTATAGGATCATAGTTATCAGCTAAAGTATCCATACAACCAAAATACAAACAAGACCCGTCTTCTGTATTAGCAGCAAAGTTATAGTTCCATGCTATTTCATCCATGCAACCAACAACTACTGCTACACAACTTTCGTCATCTACATTAGCAAGTGAGTCATAGTTAAATGCGAAGGGTGAGGTACAACCTTCTACTATTTCAATACAAGAACCGTCATCGGTGTTTGCGTCAGAGTTATAGTTCAAAGCTTGTTCATCCAAGCACCCGTATACTTTAGGTATGCAATAATCTCCACAAAATGGAAGAGCATTGTACACATACCAAAACGGCGGCTTGTAAGGTTTAAGTGCTCCCTGCCCATTATTAGAAAATGGGAACACACCACCTTGAAGTGTTACATCACCGTTTGAGTTAATAAGTCTAAATGAGTTATGCATAGTCTGGAATGCAACTTCTGCAGGAGGAGTTTGCGGACTAGCTATTTCAAAGTAATATACTTTAACAGGTTTATCTGTTTCTAGTGTTATACCAAACTCTTGTGAGTAAGAGCCAGGTCCCATAGTATATGTACCAAGAATACTATCTTCTTGTACTACACCTATGTAGCAATCACCCCAACCGTCACCACCATCATCTTCTATAACAAGAGTGTAGTTACATGTAGGTACAATTTCGTTTAGTGTAGCTTGTGGATTAAAGTTAAATGCATTAGGGTTTATACATCCTAGTGTGTGTAATGTTTCACAGCTGCCATCATCAAAGTTAGCGCCTGGGTTGAACTCTATATATGTATTGTTAGTACAACCTTCTACTATAGGTAAATCACATTGCTCTAACCATATAGGGCCAGAGTATGCAGCGTTACCAAAACCTGGTTCTGGTAAAGCCCATAGTGTGTCTAAACTACCACATGGTTCTGCATCACCAAGTATAATAAAGTCTCCATCTGTACCACCGAACAAAGATCCTTCTAAACCGTCACCGTATGTATCACTTAGTATAAGTTCTACACCTGTTTCAGGTACACATAAATCATATATAATAGTTTGATTAGCTTCTTCATAAGAATACTCACCAGCTGTAACACTTTCTACAGGTTGTCCGTTAGACAGATCTGTTAGTATCCAACCTGTCTCACCAGGGTATTGATCTAGTGTAAGTTTAAAAATCATTTTAGCTTCTCCGTCAGAGCAGCTTATACCTACACAGCTGTTGTCATCAACTTGCGCCCAAGGATTAAAGTTAGGCGCCTCTGGGTTAGTGCATCCAAATACAGGATACTCACATGTACCATCATTAAAGTTTGCTTCAGGTACATAGTTTAAAGCCAACATGTCTGTACAGCCTGGTACAGTATCTATAGGTAATGGGCAGTCTTCTGCATCATACCCAAACTCTTCACAGTTAAAATCTATTACGTTTCCGTTCCATGTGTATGAACCGTCATCGCAAAAACCATCACCTAACCAAGCAGTAGGTGCAACTGTTCCAAAGCAATCTAGAATAGTATCTTGTGCTGTAACTGTTAGACTTAAAACTAGAAATAAATAAAGTAATTTTCTCATTTCTTTTTTCGTCTAGTAGTTCTTTTCTTTGCTGGTCTTTTCTTTGCAGTCTTTGCAGCACGTTTAAAGTTAGCCGCTGTAGGAGCTCCCTTGCTCCCAGGCTTTCTCATTTTTTCTCCACTACCTGCTTTTATTCTTTTTCTTTTAGCGTGGATGTTTGCGTATAGTCCTCGTTTTGCCATAATCTTATTTTTTAGCGAATTTTTCTACACCTGAGATTCCAAAACAGCCAAGCACTACCCATACAAATGAATCATATACAAACTCATTTATTACAAGGTCAGCGCCTACCCATCCTGTTACTAGATCAGCTACCATAATCATACACATAACCGCAAAGGCTATAAACCCTACGATAGCTTTTTCATTCCAGTTGTTGTTGTCTTTAAAAATTTCCATTAATACTTTTTCTTAACCATTTTAAGTCCTTTCTTAGCTTTTCTAGGTTTCATAACCTTGGCTCCTTTTTTAGCATATCCCATTTTGTTACGAACTGCTTTAGGTAATTTTCTTAAGCCTTTACCTTTCTTACCTGCTGGTGCTTTTTTCATTGCCATAATCTTGTTGTTTTAATTTTTTACGATTGTACTTTTTTTTATTTTTCTGAACTTTTGGAGATGTTTGTTCCCAGATCTCGTCAGGCGTCAGATTTACCCATTTATAATTCTTACTCATAATACGCTAATACTGATCCACTATCTAATTCTATAGACTGAAACTTTCCATATATTGTAGTTCCTGCTGTTATAGTAAAATCAGCGACATCTTCTATAAAAGACATGTCACATTCACTAGCATCTACCACTGCAGTAGTTAATGCAGTTATTGCACAGAAAGGTCCTGTATGCTCAACAGTGTCATCTATTAATATTACTTTAGTATTTGATCCCATAGTCCTAGAAAGCATTGTATGCAATCCAGCTATTTGTTTTGATAAATCTCTATTTCTATCCATTTTATTTTATTTTTAACATGTTCTACAATATTCAGCATTACATAAAGCTGATAATTTTTCTTTATACTTTTCATATTTAGTTTGATTCATCTCTTCTTTAGAAGCTATCAATCCTTTATATAATGCATATATTTCTAAAGCTTCATCCGCTTGTTGGCTTTCACAATTAGAGAGGTCTAATGCAAATAACTTTTCTTGTACACATTTTAAGAATACCCCTTCTACACAAGATCCATCATCAACTGTAGCTAATGGATTATAGTTAGAAGATGTTCTATCTGTACAGCCGTATACTTCGTTTTTAATCTGGAAAGGATAAGCTTTTATAGATGAAGTATTGTAAGGATAAGTTATTATTCTAGAGTATAAAATTATTCCGTTTTCATCTATAATTTCAAATTTATAAGAACCGTTTACTGTAGATCTAGTTGGTTGAGTGTTTCTACTTCCTACAACAAACTTGGACATTAAAACATATCTATCATATCCTTTTACAATAATGTATTCGGTTGCAATTGAATCATCAACCAAATCGTCATTAGATATATCAGCAACTATTTTACTAGACTGCGCATCTACAATACGAATAGAATTACCTCCAGTTAAACTTAAAGTTTCGCCTGGCTCAGTTGAAATCTTAAACATAATTTTAGTACTTGCATCATTATCTAAACTAGTTGCAATATTACATCTAGGAGAATCTACAAAAGTAATACCTTCTAATCCACATCCTACACTACAGTTTGGAGAGTTTGGATTAGTTGTAAAAGTATTATCAGACCCTAAGTTTAATAAAGTTCCTGTTCCTAGTCCAGTAGCTCCATAGTAAATACTGTGAAGTATATTAGTACCATTTCTAATATTGATAGTTACATTTTCAAATCTAGGATGTTGTTCAAATCCAATAGGTAAGAAATAGTAACATCCTGAACCTTCTAAAGTATCATAGTAAACTTTAGAATCATCTTGTGTTTCCATATATTCACCTAGTGTAGGATCATACTGTCTAGATAAAACCACAAGGTTATCATGATTATATATAATCCATTCTTGAGGCATTATAGTTGAAGAGTAATTATTAAAATTATATCCATTAATTACACTGTCTCGATATATAGTCTCAATATTAAATCCTGTTTGAACCTCTGTTACAGGCTCTATACATACTGTATTTGGATCAGTTAAGTACTGACAGTATTGACACTCAGGTGCTTCGTTTACATAACTTAAAGCTTGAGGGTCACAACATACTGGAGTCTCTACCACATTAAAACAAGGAGGGAATTCGCATTCATATCCTGTAGAAGAACATTCTTGGCACGGTCCTAAATTTGCAGGATCTACACCATTTAAAGCTTCTGGGAAATCAGTGCTGCAACATACCTGCTCTAACTGAGGAGGACAGAACTCACACATATCTTCAGAAGGATAACAATCTAAAGTATCTTGAGGTGCTGACATGTCTAAAGTTTGTGTAGCAGGATCCCAGTTAGGACACTCTGATAGTTGTTGCAAATTATAGTTAAGAGCGTTAGGATTTGTACATACAGGTATACTTGGAATTTCTTCTTCATCACAAAGTCCATCACAATCAGCATCTCTATTACCGATACAGAATGCATTGGATACATCTATCTCAGTTGCTATTTGCACACCTGCCTCTGCAGTATTATATATAACATAATAAACAACTGATAAATGAACTCCATTAGGTTCAGCAGCCCATACGGAATGATCATCTACATGATAAACTGGTTCATATAAAGTTATACCAGGCAATGGGTAAACGTCCATATCGTAATTACCAGTGGTTTGATCATACTTTAATTCTCCTACTCTTCTCATCTCAAAGTTTAGTGCATTTGGACAACTTTCACCTGGTACATGAACATCTCCATAATTTGGATGCGCTGGATCTGGAATCATTGCTTCAGCACTTCTTGTTGAATGTATCATAAAGTTGACACTTTCAGAAGTCCAACCAGTACCATCCGATATAGCTCTTTCTCCTGTTCTAGGATTTAAAATTATTAGACTTGTTGCTCCTGCAGGTAAATTAACTGCTGCTTGCTGGAACATAGTATGGACTGGATAACCTGATGCTCCTCCTCTAAATATTCCAAAGGATGGATTAAACTGGTCGTTCTGTTCCGTACTATAAAACATTCCATCTTCTCTTACTTCAAAAGCAACAACGTTGTTACTTGTAATATTATTACTAATAGCTCCATAAGTAGAAGAAGTTATTGTCTCGTCAATTTCAGATCCATCAACTTCATAGTCATGGAAGTTATGAGCATAGAAAGGAGGATAGAAATAAATTCTTGTTTGAGATAGACCACCATTTATTTCTGGGAAAGGAGATAGACGCTGAACCATTCCTTCAAAGTGATCAAACTTATTATATCTACCTACGTTACCACCAAAGATAAAGTAACCAGGAACAGGTAATACTTTATTAACATCTTTTTCAATATCAAATACATTAACCATAAGATTAGTCCAAACATCAACATCGCTTCTAAACTCATTCCAACGGTACATGCTTCTAACTCCAAACATCCAATTCTTATTATTATCAATTCCCCAATCTTGAGGAAAGAAAACATCTACAGATCCGTCTACTAAACCATCTCCCCAATAAATAGCTGCGCCACATAGTGAGCTTCCACCATTATTATATACAAAATCATCGCATGTTGGCCACTCGCCTTCTACTTCATACTGACAAGAACCATCATCAACATTTGCCAAAGGGTTGTAATTTAAAGCGTCTGGGTCCATACAACCTGGAATAGGCATAATACAAGAACCGTCATCTACGTTAGCTAGTGGATTGTAATTTATTGCCTCAGGATTTGTACAACCATAGATAGGTTCAAAATCATTTTCACAAGAACAAGTATCTCCAACTACTGTTGGGAATAATTGATTACCAAATTCATCAAGACCACACTCTACTCCACAACAAGGATCTAATTGCATACAGCCTCCATTACAAGAATTTGTACTTTGGTTTACACACGAAAAACATTCACCATATACGTGAGGACAAGCCTCAGCATTAGTTAAATGTACTCCATCGACAATTACAGCTACTCCCTCATCATAGGCTAACTGTTGACAATATGAAGTATAGTCACATGAACCATCATTTATTGTAGCAGTAGGATCGTAGTTACATGCTGCTGGGTCTGTACATCCTGCACATGATTCGTAATCACACTCACACGGATGTCCTTGAATAGTAACAAAACTAGGAGTCTGAGGATGACCGCCATCACCAGGAGGAGTTCCTGGATTAATCACATACTGATTACATTCATAAGTGTGCGCTGGATCATAGTATTGACACGAGTTAGGGTCTGTACAACCATAACAAGAATAATCACAGCAAGAACCGTCTTCACATTTTACAGGAACAACCCCTTCAGGAATTACTACGTTATCACTTTGATAATAATTACAAGCAAAAGAATCAAAACAAAAGCCTTGTTCGTTATATTCACAACAATCAGGATCGCAAGGAATAGTCGCATTAGGATCATAATTTGTTGCTAACGGATCCATACAACCTTTACAATATCCCTCTTCTAAGCCTGTACCCCCTCCAACACATCCACATCCTTGCGGGTCGTCGTAAGCAGGTGTACCATTAAGATCATTTACACAATCTCCATTACAGTCAAAGAAATAATCAAATTTATTACCATACTGATCTTCACCTCCACAATCACATTGTACTTGATCTTCCCAAGTTGTTATACCTGGATAGAAAGTATTGTTTACTGCTATATAAGAATTATGCGCTACTTCCGAATTAACACATGCACCAGTACAATAGTCTAGGAAAGGCTGAGTATTGAACATACCTGGCGGTACATACGGACTATAACCCGCTCCTGCTGGATTGGTGTTTTGCCATTGAACACCTGTATTAGGATAACACTGTCCGTCACACCCTATGATATGATTACAAGGATCGTATGATCCTGTTTGATTATTACCAATACAATAATCACATGGGTTAGGACCGTTTGGATCTGGCTCAAGAACATAGCACATTGCTGGATATGAACAAGCTCCGTACTGAGTCCCTATAGAGCTTATTAGATTCGCCAGATATGGATGATCACAAAGAAATGTTGCCGTATCTGGATTTCCAAGACCATCTCCATTTGCATCTAAATAGAATGTCGATACTGTACAGTCAGCACAATACATTGGATCTCCAGGACATTTTCCTGCACAATCTTCTTCAGCCTCTGAACAGTTAACTTGTTTAAGTCCTGTAAGAGCAGAGTGATCTAATCGTCCCCATTTCTGTCCGCTTCTAGTATTGTCTGGTATAAGTATACCAGTAGTAGCGTCTTCATTGTAAGCACAGAAATATCTTGGTTCTGTAGACATTCTAAAAGCGTCTTCTGTTACATCACTATAAGTAATTTCTCCTGAATCGTTTATAGAAGCTGTTTGATAAGTGTAGTCAAATATTTCATGGTACAATCTAAGTAAAGATGATGTTTGAGAAGGGTCTGTGTTAGTTGGAAGACTAACACCGCAATCACAATAATATTGGCCCTCAGGTGATCCATTAACTTCACTATAAGAAACGCCCGAACTAGGAACTACAAAAGCTGGATCAATAGTTCCTTGTATAACTTCTATTGTTTCTCCGTCTATAGTATATATATCTGTTAAAGTTGTATCATAATTACATCCGCAAGGCGTACTTACATAGACTGCTCCTTCACAATCACAATAGACGCTTGCAAATTCTGGTTTAACATCAGTTGAATTACATTCACAATATGTAGGTTGTGGTGTTCCGTTGCAGTCGCAGTAACCTAACATAGGAGTGTTGTTTTGTGCTCCGTCGCATTCACACGTAGGTCCTTCTGGAGATTCACATAATGTCGCATCAAAAACAATAGTAGACCCTTCAGGTAACCCTTCTGGGGCAACATAATTACAAGCAGCACTATCTCCACATAATCTAAATTGACATTTACTATTGTCAATAAGTGCAGCAGGAAAATCAGGATCTTCTACAGAACTATCATAATTATGTGCTAATGTATGTCCGCAAACACTACATGAATAGTTCCATTCAGCACTGTCTGGTTTCATACAAACTCCACATAAATCTCTTCTGTTTCCTGTACCACACCCACAGTCATCATAGTTATATACACAAGAGTTATCATCTATATCAGCTTGAGGATTATAATTACAGGTTAGGTATCCAGCATCTGGATTTCCAGGATCGGTACATCCATATATTATAATTTCTTGATTTGTTATCTCTCTTACATTATATACAACAGGATTAAAAAATTGCTGATAAACATTTATTTCTGGACTACTTGTGTCCCCATCCCATCCAAAAAGAATGTCACCATTGTTTTGTTTATATGTATTCCAATCAGAAGCAAAAGTATAACTATTTAAATTATAGCCTTGAACTGTTCTTGAAATACCTCTACCTATACTTCTTTCAGTTTCTATAATTTTTCCTAAAGTAGGAACATATCCTGCAGTTGAAGAAATTAGAATATCTCCAGCTGCATCTTTAAATATTCCAGAAACCCATATATTATTAAAGTCATTATTAAATGCATTAGTACTAGAATTTGCGTTAACGTTTAACCCAAAATAATTAGTTTCTTGGGTTGGGTCTATATCGTCTATAGCAAAATGCTGTCCAGCAATAGAACCAAGCTCATAGTCAGCCCCTCCTATATTAACAACTTCAGTAAGGTAACAATATATACCAGTACCAGCTAATGTATTTGCCTCAATGTCTTCTATAAATGCAGTAAAATCAAATTTTAAAATTCTATTAGCTACAGGAATAGCGGCTTCCATTGTAATTGCTAAACTGTTCCCTGAAGAATTAGTATATTTTCTTCCTGAGTAAGTAGTTTCAACTAAAATTATATACTGACTACCGTCTTCTGCTATTTTAGAAAATACAGCATCTGTATATAAAGCACTGTTGCCATAATTTGCACCTATAGTTGTAAGGTCATAATTTATACCGCAACTTCTAGTAGGTGTTACATTGTGGTATATAAGTTCTCCAGCGTTTGTATTTTTATTACCGCCAGGATAACCTTGCATACCCCAATCACCATTACTTGCTATACCATTATTAAGATAATCTATTTTATTATCATGTACACCTGGTGAAATATCACAAGCTTTATAATCATATAAAAGTTTTAAATTTGAAAATCCTGTTCGATCGAGAATTTCATGTATAAATATTCTACCTTTCCAAATAGTAAACATATGTCTACTATCTTCACTAATAGTAGTAAAAGTATTTTGCATTTGGTTTTTATCCCACAATCTGTGAACTTCGCTCTCACTCCCTTCTAAGCGAGGAAAATTTAATCCGTCACTATATATAGGTCTTGAAGGATCTGAGAAAGGGACCATAATACCTGTTACAGTTCCGTTGTCAATGTAAAATACTTTTAATTGTAAAGTACCATTAAAACCTTCTATATACTTTTTACGACTTCCTCCACCATCGTTAAGACTTGCATACCGTTCTCCAGGGTAAGATCCTAAACAAAATGTTAGAGCTCCTACATAAGCTCCATCCGCAGCAGTTTTTGGAAAATTAAATACATTATAAAAGTCTTCATTTACAAAACGATCTTCTCCTCCTTGAGCTTTAAGATCACGGCTAGGGCCTCCACCTAAACCTGTAAAATTACTACTTACTTTACTGTCGTCATTAGCTGGTGTAAAATATTTTTGGCCATCAGCTACTCCTGAAAGAAGTAAATTATTATTATTAAAAATACATTGGGTATCACTAACAGCGGTACCTTTCATAAAATCTATTTCAACTGCTCTAAGTTGAGTTCTATTATAAGTATCCTGATTAAATCCTTCACCTCCGAACGTGTGTAGAAATATAACAACTCCTTTACTTGCTCTTGAGTCAAATCCAAATGCAATATTTTGTTGGGTATTTCTTAAACCACTTATATATACTTGGTCCTCGCTAACATCAGCAATACTACCATTTATATATGTACTTGGGTCATATGCTATAGCAGGACTGTTAGGGTTCAAAGGCACCTTACTAGCCATAGATGTTCGATATATTTCGCTACCTGTTCTATCAAATATAACTAAGTCTCTACCGCCTCTTCCAGTAAAATCGTAAGCTGAATAAGTTAGTATATGATCAAATTCAGAGCTACCTAAACATGTTTCTGTTTCTTCACTAGGAACCGCAAGAGGATCACAAATACGTTGCTCTTGAACTATAAACAGCCCATTACCCGCGTCATCTGTAAGTATTCCACTTTGTAGCATTTTTTCTCTATGCCCAAAAGCAGATAACTCATTAGTTTTATTTATAGAGTACCCTGCTATTCCTGGCATACCATACTCATGAGTAATATTACTTAATGGAGTAAATGATTTAAAAGAGTATTCACTATCAGTGTGATCTATACGTTCTACAAGTTTATCAGGGAAAACAAATTTATTAACTCTTCCGTAGGCACTAAAAGTTGTAACTACGTCAAATAAATTTGGAAGTTGGAATTCTGGATCTAGCAGCAGTACATTTTCTAATAAAGGAAGTTCTACTTTATTTTGTATAGCTTTTAAATCTAAATTAACTCCAGTAGAATTATATAATAAAGATACAGTAGAATCTAATAACGTTGCACTTAAAGTACTATTCATAGAAGCAGCTACTAAAGCATTTCCTTTCATAAAAAAGTTAGGTTCTACACCAGCACTATTAGAAAGTTCTATAATACTTTCAAGTATATTGTCTATAGGTAATATTTGATTACCTTCTTTAATTGTATACTTATATACTTTATTAAACTCATCTACTGGGTCATATGCAATTACAAACATATATTGACCGCTTCTAGAAAATTCAATATCTATCGGGCTTCTATCGATTCCATCAGTACCTAAGCCGACAGGAAGATGTTCTAAATATCCTAAATGTGTATCTCCTATAGAGTTTTCTGCATAATTACTATCAAAAGTATTAGGAACAAAAGTACACTGTACCCTATCCCATTCCATAAGAATAATACCCCATTGAGTAGTCATAGCTACTAAACCAAATCTAGAAAGCTCATCTTGTATAATAAATTTTGTAAAAACAGCACCATCTATACCTTCTTGAGCTACATTAGTATCTAAAAGTTTAGTTGTAGGGTTCCATTTTTTAGTTTGTATATCAGATATTTGAGTAAACCCTTTATCTCCTGTAAAAGGAAATTCATATATACCCCAAGAGTTATCAAATGTTGCAGAGTTATCACTATCTGGATAAGCATCTTTATCTCCACTAGAAGTTACTTGGTAATTTTCATACTGTTCTACAGTCAAAGAATCTATCTCAGCATTTCCACCGTATAATGGAAGTTGTTCAGAAATATCTAAATTACCAGAAATATTCATAATTACTAACTCTTTCCTATTGTTAATAATTACTGCAGAATATCCTGTATTTACAAAAGAGTGATGTTTAAAAGTTACAAAAGCAATGTTAGAATTAGTTGCGACAGCTGCAGAGTTTTGATCTTTTCCTTCTATATTTAAAGAAAGCTCTGTGTCATCTAACTTATAAGAACTAAATTCAGAAAAATTACCAGAAGCAGATCCAAGAGCGTCATCACAGGGTTGTATAACTTCTCCATTATCTAAATAATTATCGCGCTCTGTAGATAATTTAAATATTCCTAAATTAGGAAGTTCGTTAGTATTAGAATAATAAGTACTTATTACTAAAAATTCTTTATCATTTAACTTAGCTCCAACTAAATCTTTTGAAACTAAGTCAGAAGTATATGTAAATTGTTCTCCATAACTATGAGGAGTTCCTGTAAATGTAGGTATAGATGTGTAACTACTATTAAGTTTATAACCAAGAACATCAGTAAAAACTAGTCGTTCTGTATTAGTTTTATAAATATAAAATTTAGGACCTGCTGAATTTAAAATCATACTGTTAGTATAAACTTCTTCTTCAAGTCCATTTGTAACTACACCAGATATAAAGGTTTGAGGTTTTATAAATCTTCTTTCTTGAACATTTAATAAACCTCCTAAATTTAATATACATAAAGTATTGTATCTAGAAAAAGTAGAATACTGATCTGCTGCTGATCCTGACGCTAGTTCAGCTATAGCAATAAGATTCTCCTCGTCTATCTCATCTCCTAGCCCCCAGTTGCCTGTAGTAACATCAGTGTCGGTAAGATCTTCGTTAGATAAATCACCATGAACTACTATAAATCCGTCTCTACCATATATACATTCTAACTGTATATTTAAATAGTGATCTTCACTAAGATATGATCTTGTAAAAACACCGTTATTTAAATGCGCATTATAGAGTTTTATAAAAGGAGTGTTTAAATTTGATAAAGACATTAAAGAATTAATACCTGTTGCAAGATCTCTAAATCCTAACTGTACTCCAATATTATATAAGAGTCTTGTAAATAACGGAGATGCTGCACATGCCGATTGTGATAATTTACACCACGAGTACTTACCTGAAATAAAATGCGTCCCATCGTTAAATAGAACTTCTGGAAGCTCTTTATTATCATTAATATTAAAAATAAACTCAGCTTCTTCAGCACTAAAAACTTCTACAACAGTTACTCTTAAGTTAGCTGCAAATCCATTTGAAGTTTTATACTTAGTTGAAAACAATAAAGCCCATTGATTAACAGCTTGTTGAATTTCTAAATTAATGTAAGAAGAATCTACATATTCATTCTCATTAACACTATGATCTATAAAATATGAGAATATGTATTCGCCATCTTCTCCATTTTGAACTGTGTGTATCTTATCTAATAAAGGTATTAATACTCCAAAAGAATTAGCTTTACACTCTATTATAGGATTTCTTTTTGCCATTACTGTGCCTTATTAATTTTTTATGCGTTCTAAAATAAATGCAACTGTTGATATATCTCCTGAGTCAGAGTTATCTGTTAAAATTTTGATTTCACCAGCTGGCTCCTTCCAGTCTAGAGTAAACACATTATTTACATATATATCTGGAGCTACTCCATCAAAAGTAATATGTCCAAAAACAACAGCAGGAATACCACCTTTATCTTGAGATCTTAAAACTGTAGCCTCAAGAATCCATGATTTACTAGTAGGAGAACCTGTAGTTGTATTTGTAACAGAAGTAGATCCTAATAAATCAAGTTTTATTGTTTTTGACGCACTGTTACTTCCTACACTACCTGTTGCATATATCTTAAATCCTTCACCTGGAGCATACTGACTAAGATCTTCTATTAATGTTTTAGCCGCTACTTCACTAGTAGATGTTGTACCAAACAATCGAGCATCAGTTGTATATCTTTTAATACCTGTTCCCGATGAAGTAGTAGAAGACTGGCTTCCACCTCCACCTATTGTATACCAAAATCCATCGTTATTATAAATCTCTACTGTACCTCCATCTGTATTTATAACATAAGTTTTTGCACCATCTATACTATCTAAAGAAGATGTGTCTATAGTAATATTGTTAGTGCCTGCAGTATTTGATTCATCTTTAATAATGTATTTACAAAATTTAGGAAGATTTAATGTAGAAATAGCAGGAAGAGTTAGAGTAACTGCAGATGTTGCAGTATCTACACCTATAATACCTTTATGTTTTTCTTCTAATAGTTGTGCAGTACTACTAATTCTAATATGATTGTATGTAGCACTTTGCTCCTTTTCTACTTTAAGATCTGAAGGAGTAATAGCTGATAAAGAATTGTCATAGTTTAATATATCAGAAGCACTTGATTTATAAAATAATCCCGCACTTTCTTCAGTTGCAAAACCAATATTTGTATTTAATATTACAAAATCTGAAGATGCTGTTTGCCCTCCAGCAGAAGTATTAGTGCATATAATCATATCTCCAGGAGTAACTTCTACTCCTGTGTTAGAAAAATTAGCATAACTTTCAGTTAATAAAAAAGTATCTCCTTCTGATGCAGCAGGAAAAGAGTTTGTACTATGTTCCGATAATACTTTTAAAGTTTTAGCTACTTGTGTGTCTACATAATGTTTATGTACAATCTCAAAAGCATCAGTAATAGTATCTTGTAAATTACTACTGTATTTTAAAATGTTACTTATTTGAGTGCCTTTAATATCTTTAACTGCACCACGAAGCTGGCCATCTACATACTGTTTAGTTGTTAAATGATCATCAAGTTTAGGTTCTTTGCCGCTGACGGCAGTGCTAAACTTTGCTGATCTTTTTTTAACAGTTGATTTTTGAACTAGCTGCTGCAGGTTTGAAAATTTGTCACTTAAATTTCCAAGATCTTGCACTAAGCTTCTTATAAAATCATTTTTACTAATAGTCTTTGTAACATTGTTTTGGACTATTAGTAATAAATCGCCGTTATTGCTAGCGCGACTTCTTTCTAAATTAGTAATTTTTACGTTTGCCATTATTAATAAGTTTGAGTTGTTGTTGATGTTTGAGTGTTCGTACTAGCATTCTTAATACCTCCGCTGCCTATGTCTAATAAGTTTCCTTTGTTGTCTAACAATCTAAGGCCGTCATTTAAAAGTAAAGAAACGCCTTGATTACTAGTGTAATCTATTTCAGTAATATCTTCCTCTCCCACAAGATTTAATATGTTTTGATACTTTATTGCTTTTTTATATTTAAAGTTTAATGCTATTGCAATCTTATCAAAAATAGAAGTTAAATTAACTGTAGTCATCATTATATAGTTAGCCATATTTAATCTAGAAACTCCATATTCAAATTTATTAGAAGCTGAAAAAGATAATATAGGTACACTATCATTGTCAACATTAGATATTATTTTACCTCCATTATATTCAGCAGACATAGGAGCATGTATTTGTAAACTTGTATTATCAATTACAGATATTGTAAATCCATATCTTGGAGCAGTGTTTGCCATTTCTTTTAAGAGTTTATATTTAAATGCCTCCAATCCCCAAGTGTTCCATACAGAAGGCCACGAACTAGGATTCTGTTGATGTGTTATAGATATAAGCTGTCTAATTGTATTATTAGATACACTGCAAACAATATGAGTTTCTCCTGTAGGAAGTTGAACTTTTAAAACTATTGAAAGATTTTTAAAAAGAGGGTAAATACCAGGTTCTATTAGGTACCAACCTGTATATGAAGATTGAACCCACGGATTCCATTGTATATTACTAAGTGTTATAGGAGTGGGTTCTTTAGGTAATTGAATAGTTTCTTGTATTGAAACTTGTTTTAAAAATCGAAGTAAAATATTTAACACATTATACTTACGAATACTTTGCAAAGACTTAATACCTGCGCCAAGTTTTCCCACAAAAGACCTAGAAAAAGCCCTAACCTGTTCCTTAGCTTTTCTGTATTTTAATATAAATATAGTATTAGAACTTAACATAGTTTAAAATTAATTTGTAAAATTAATAATTTTATTGTATAAACCTTTAAAATTTAACATTTTTTCAGATATAACTGGAATCTTATCTAAAGATACAATTCCTTTTTGAACAGCTGATGCCATAGAATATAAAGGATTGTTATTAGAATCAGTTAACTCTCCACTAATTCTATGGTACGAAAACTGTCCTACATATGGATCTCCATTTCTTTGAACTAGATCAACTCCTAACGAATAAGAAACTAACGTAAGTCCTGACACAGCTTCTTGAGAAGTAGTTAAATAAGTATGGTAAGGATCTTCAGGAACTACACCTAAAATACATATATCTTCATCATAAACTTGTGCTTCAAAAGGCCATCCATGCTGCTCTCGTAACTGCTCTCCAAAAGCTTTTGTCATGCTAAATCCAAAATCTCCATTATCAAATAAGTATTCCATTCTTAATAGCTGATAAGGACTAAATACAATTCTAGAAATATTTTGACTTCCAAACGATTCGTTAGGATGTAAGGCACTTGTAGCTCTAAAAAGTTCTGTAACACCACCGTATACAAAAACATATTCACTTTGCCCATAGTTCATAAAATTATATAAACTAGAGTAACTTTGTTTGGTGTACCCTGAACTAGTGAGAGGGTTTAATTTTGCAACTCGACTTCTAGTTTGTTTATATGATGTATCAAATACACCAGCAGCGTTATACCAGTCGTCGTCGGGATCGTCATATCTAGAATTTATCCCTCCTGGGTTTTCAAAAAGATCCATAAATGACCATGCAACAAAGTCTTTATTATATCTTAAAAGATGTCCTAGTCTTTGAACTGAACACTCCGAATCTTGATCGTACCAATTTCCTGGTATTAAATTATAACCACCATAATAAGCTAAGTAAGAAGGGTCGTTTTTACCCATTAATCCTGCAAGTTTTGATATATCTTGAAAATAAAATTCAACAGGTAATTGTCCCCACAGTGCTCTATGAAACACATTAGATGTATGCCTTTGCCCAACACCGTTATGGTATCTATCTAAAACTTCAAGTTCTTCACCTTGTTTTGATTTTGTTCTATATAAATCATCTCCTTCAATTAAATAATGGCTTGGACTATAAAAAGACTTATAGACACTAGTCGTGTCTGGATAATCTATAAAGTAACTAGAGTTTTGAAACTTATGCCACTCACTAGGATCACGTAAAATATTTATAACATCTGACCTTTGTATTTGCATTTCCATTTTCCTATACCCCCATAGACTATCTACAAGCATATTTCCTTTTAGCGTTGCTCCACTTGATGTATCTACAGAGTACACAAATCTATTATAACCTCTAGTCCAAGGATCATATGTTTTTTCTATTGTCCAATAAGATCGTATTGTCATACTACGTCTTGGATTCTCCTGCAGAATAGTAGGGCCTTCAGTGTCAAATAACACAAAACCAGATGCTTCAGCTTCAGTAAAACAAAGTTCATAACATTCGTCATATAACACACCCTCAGATTCGCCTGTAGAATCTATACAAGAAGATCTACATGCTCTTTCTTCTCTTTCTTGAAGCCATGCCGAAGGTCCTCCTACCATATCTTCTGTAACATCTCCAATATAAACATTCTGATCAATGTGTAGACAAGGGCAGTTTGTTGGACTATAAGCTTGAGATGCAGGACCTACATATTGAGGATAATCTCCTGAATTACCATTTGGTAAAGTGTAACTACTGCTAGGTTTTAAACCTCTATACAGTGCCCCTTCCTCAGTCAAACTAAAAGTTTGCCATGTGTCGGGAGCATCATCGTATGGAATAAAAGTTAAAGGATTTAATTTAGTGTTGTCTTCAGGATTACAAACTGCTAAATAAGCAACTGTAACTATATTCTCGAAATCGTCAATGTTTCTTTTCTTATCCTGCTCTGGGTGTATTGGCATCATATAATCTTGCACAGGATACCCCGTTAAAGTCTCAAAATTATTAAATTTTTGAGTGTTACCTCGCATAAATAATCTATAATGTGCATCTAATTCAGGAAGGTAATTAAGATCATTTGGATTTCTAGATTTATTATATATCTCAAAATTACTAACAATAGCTGTTGCGTCCCAATTGTATGTATTATTTCTTACAGTAATAAGTTCTGGATGATTTGGTAAATTATCAAAAGCATCATCTGTCCCACTTTTACCATCTAACACTTGTTTTCTTTTTGCTATTTCACCCCACTTATCATATAACCACTGCGCTTCAAAAGCAGCACCACTATTAGCATGATGATGATTATGCCACAACCCTAAAGTGTGCCCAAGCTCATGAATAAATGTTGAATAAAACCCAGCAGTAAATCTATCGTTTTGAACTTCAGCATGGTAAATACCTCTTGCATACGAACTAGTGAAAAATCCTTTTGATTTAACATTAGTAATATTGTTATTCTGAGTGCTAGGTGGGAATTGACCTACACCAAGTAAACCTCCTTCATATGGGCCTACATTAGCATGAATATATTTATTGTGATCTGTTCCTATACCTGTACCGTTAGAATTTTGCTCAGCCTGATCTATACCACTCTCATCGTATGAAGTAGTTGCTCCATGTCTAAGTTTTCTAGTATTATTTATATGCCCAATACCACCACTGCTTTTTATCATGCCTTCACAGTTAAGCCATATTTCATCAGCAGTAGCTGTAGGAACTATTCCATAAACTGCTAATTCGTCTTCTAAACACAATGGTAAATGCTCTGGTTTAGTTCTAAACGCATCTAACATAGGCCTTAGAATAACAGCATCTTCTACCATATTTTGGCCTGTAACATCTAACGGTCCAAAAGCAAATCTTATTTTACTAGCTACACCATGCTCAGGATGATTAATAGGAGCAATAAAATCTTCATCATCTAACCACTCAAGACCTAAATTATATAAGTCCTGTCCACCCCCAACAAACTCTCCTGCAAATACTAAATTTACTAAATTTATAAGATCGTAAAAATATTCTTTTTTAGGAATAGTTCCTATACCCCAACCGTAAGGCTCTCCTGTTTCAGGGTCACAATCTGCAGGTAAAGCAAAGTACGTCAATGTCATTGGAATCCAAACTATATCGTCTCCCTCAGCTCTTAGTCCTCCATTAGCTTTTCTATCTGCAACAATCTGCCGCTGCACTGCATAAAGATCTTCTATAGTATCACAGCCAACATAATCAGGAGGTTGCTGCGCTCTAGTACTAGATCTAATACTAGAAACTTTATCATTTTCTAAAGAATCTTGCTCTGAAGAAGACAGATAAAAATTGTTTTCTTCAGCATCTGCTGACAAAGATGAGTTAAAACTACTTTGACATGCTAGGTGATTGTCTGCTCTTTTATTATATAAATTTTTAGATCTAGCCATATTAGATATTATGTTGCAGAGAATTTAAATTTTTTCTAAAGTTTTTATTTTTGTTATTATAAGAAGTAACAAACATTTGAGATCTAGAAGAAACTCTTATGTCGTCAAGTGTTTTTTCAAATGTAATTTGAGAAGTATTTTTATATTTTTCTGAATCTATAATTGTATCATATTCTGTTAACAATCCTCCAGAGTCACATCCTATACCATTGTATACATTTGAACCTACTAAATTACTTAACACATAGCTAATTGCAAATGCTGATCTAATATATGTAAGTTCTGCAGAATTCAATTCTTTAATATCAAAAGAAAGAAAACTGTGGTGCATAGGGTGATTAATTGTGCTATCAAAAGGTTGAAATTCCTCTGCTACAAAATTAGTCTTATATGTTATATTATCTAATCTTAGTTTATTGTCTTTTACTAAAGAAACTGTGTAAGAAACATCAATGCTTTTTACTGTAAATTCATCATTCCCGACTTGATCTATTGCACTTTCTATAAAATTATTGTGTTTAGCATTAATAGTCCCATATCTACTTTGATTTTGAGCAACTGCCCTTGAGCGAGATCTTGAACTCATTTGAGATTGATAAACACTTAAAGGTAATCTTTTTACAAACAGTCTGTGTACAAAAGGAAGTGGCTCATCCCCTTTTACTACAAAAAAGTTGTAATCATCCTGTACACCAAAATGGTCCTGAAATAGTTCTGGATATCTTATATAAGATAGAGCTGTCATATCATCGTACACAGCAAATGTTGTATCAACTAAAAGATTATTAGGATTTACAGCTAAAGCATACGTTGTTGCATCCATAGAATTATTTCTATTTTTAACAAAATAAGTAACTTTTTCAAAATTACTCGACCAGTTGTCCTGTCGCGGATCTACATACCAAATATCATTATAACCTTGTGGATTACCTCCCTCCCCATAAATACCGTCTGGATCTATAGAAGATCCTAAATTAACATTATTATAAAGAATAGCACCACTTGGTCCAACATTTGCCATAGCTACTTGCAATTCATTTATCCAAGGTAAATCCCACTGCCCTGAAACATCTATTACTCCAAAATGATTAGGATTAAAAATTCTTAAAGATTGATAATGTTGTTGGGCTAAAGTAGTATCATCTAAATTATATAAAACACTTATTTGCTCTTCACTCATATTTAACCACGGCAAGTGATTGTATTTTATAGAATATCCATTAGTATACTTTGGAATATTACTAACACGTGAAGGTGCTGTGTAAGATGGGTAATTATGTGTATACCCTCTAGCGTTACCTCTAATACCTACCATAGGGCTATTTTCCATGGTAGCACCATAATCATTAACTTTATTTTTAACAGCACATATTAACAAATAAGGCTCATTAATAGATCCGTGAGTATGTTCAGTCTCATAAAAAAAATCATTTGGTGGGGCATTAAGCTGTGGGTTAGGATCTACTGCTGCTGTGTCTGGAGTTATCAACCCCATGTAAATACCCCCTAAAGTAGAATCTCCTATTTCAGGAAGTGGTACTTCTTCTGGAGGAGTAGGATCAACAACAATACCATCATCATCTACAGGCATAGGCTCCATACTTAAAAAGATAAACTCTTCTGCAGGATTTAAAATGTTTTTGATTTTATCTGGATCAGTTATTGTATATCTTATTTCATCTCCTGCATTTAAAACATAGTTACCTATTTCTACATCTCTAAATATTAGTTTTTCTGTAGGTTTAAATTCTATATAAAAATTTCCTCTATCATTATTGTATTCAACAACGTCAGGATTAATGTTACCTGGTGTTAAAAATATATTAGATGCAGCCTGCGAATCTACGTAGTCTACTTTTTCTAGTAAACAAGTATTAATAGCTTTAGGGTCTTCTATATATCTATTCTTGTAACTTACAGGTATTTCTGAAAGACTTCCTCCCTTCTGGATACTAGTATATATTTCACCATCAACTGCAGGACATCCGCCATCTGCTGAAGGAAAGTGTAAATCTATAAGACCAAAACAATGTAGTATATTATGCAGTAAAGCATTTCCTTCTAGTTTATTTACAGTTTCAAAATATTTCCCTTCCTCTTTTCCTCCATAAGTAACCTTTGATAAAACTTCTTTTCCATTAGCTACATAATTAAATACTAAACCTCTTGTATGACGAATACCTAAAGATTTTATAGGAAAAACAATACCAAATAAATCATCTTGTCCTATGTGTTCATTAATAAAAGGAGGTGTAGATGACCCATAAAGTGTTTGAATATCCTTTGAAGGTTTATCGTTTAAACAGTTAACTAAATATATATTAAAAAATCTATTTGTGTCCCATCCAAATCTGTCTTTTATTTCTGTCTCAGGTATGCCTGGAACAGGAATATCCGATCTAAACTGTCTGTGAGACACACCTTCTCTAACATAATCTCTACTGCTAACAGAATCTTCTATAGGATTATAAACGTTATAAGTTAAGTCAGAACCATCAATTCTATTTAATCCAGGCTCTGTTAATATATTTTTATTTTCGTCTATTCTTGCAGGTAAAAAATGAATATTTAAAGAAGGTTTATTTCCGTGAGAACTTTCGGATACTTCTCCAGTTTTATTAATTTTATTATTAAGTATACCTAAAATAAAAGGTACAAAATCATAATCTAGATTCATTCCTGTACCTATTTTCTCCCCCATATGTATTAAATGAAATACAACAGGAACTCTAATTTTAGAATTGTAAGCAGTTTTGTCAGCGTTTAAAGTTGTTAAAATACTTTCTGTATCTAATCCATGCGCATATTTTATAATTGCATCTCTCCAACCACTTAATACATCTTGAGCTTCTTCTTCATATCTATTAAACCATGCATACATATCCTCTACGTGAGGACAGTAAGCATCTGTCTGTGGTATGTACGAATTATGCTTCGCCATTCTCACAACTATTTTTTAGTTCTTCTAATAAAGATTCTGCTAACAAAGCAGCTTCTACATCTGCTCTATCGCAGTCTTCACAAAATACATCTATAGAAGAATACATTAAATCCACCTCTTCTTGTATTGTACAAGTATTTGCAAAACAAAAATCAAATTCATTTATAATTTCATTATTGTCCGCATTAGTTATATTAATTTTTACTTGATAAACATTATCTATAAAAATCTCTTCATTAAGTTGAATTGGAGATCCAGAAGAATCTACAATAAGATTAGATGCTAAATAAGAATTTAACATTGGTAAAAAATCTCGCATATCAATTTTAAATATAAAATCGTCTATACGATTAGGCCCGTCAAACTCCCAAAAATCATTAGAGTATACTCCTCCTACTGTGCTTTCTACATAAGTATCTTCGGTTAAAGGAAAACTTATAGGAATTGGTATAAGATCCTCTCCGTCAATAATAGGGTAAATAATAGTTAAAACTAAATTAATCTTAGCTAGATCAGGAGAAGCGTTTTGTCCTCCCCAACCATTTATATTTGCGCTAGATCTAGGTTTAGTTATGTCTGTGATTACTAAAGTTTTGCAATCGTTCTCTGTATGTATTGTTGTTTTTAAATCTAAGGCCATGGACAGTAATTAAAAAAGGGCAGACAGAAAGCTGCCTGCCCTTTAATTATATAATAAAATTATTTATTAGCTAGCTGCTAAAATATCTGTAATTCCATCAATGTTAACAACAAGATCATTTAAGTGATCTTGTAAACTGTCAGCATCTCCAGGAAGAGCCATTACAACAGTACCTTTGATTGGTCCGCCTGCTGCAATTGCATTACTGTCATTTCCAGGTAACACATAATCAAAACTAATAAGATCATATGGTTGAGCTACATCAGCTTTTAATTCAGCATAAGATTCTACTGAAGGGAAACCATTACCAGTCCAAGTACCAGATCCTGGAGAGTTTTTAGAAAGGCCAAACCATTCTAAATCTGAAATTGCTTCTCCAGCAGTATTAGATTTTGCTGCTGCAGTACTTGTGTCAGAAACAGTATCACCCCACCCATCTAGCTGGAAATCAAATACAACTTTGTGGTAAGGGTATAAACCTGCTTTATAATATGCATCTAAACCTGTTAATTTAATACCACAATTAGAAGCATTCATAACTGCAGCTGTAAGAGATTTAGAATCTGCTCCAGAAGCACCAGCTTCTTGAGAAGGTATATCTAAAGTAATGTTAGAACCATTAACTTCTTTAATTCTGTATACAGGAACACCTGCACCAGAAGTTTGACGAAGATACATACCTGCACTTAATTCGTGATCAGATGCAGATGCAACTACTTGATCAGAACCACGAGTCCAAGTTAAAGTTGTAGAGTTAGCAGTATCTGCCTCACTAGTAGCTGCTGAGAAACGTTGAACTGCTATCTTAGCTCTGTTTTGACCAATTGTAGAACCGTCTGCAAAATCCATAGCTCCTATTTTTTGAACAATACCATTTGCAATTTCAATTTGACTTGCATCTGCGTCAGATACATACTCAAAGAAATATTGATCTTTTTGTTCAGAATATAACTCGCTGTCATTAATAAAGTTTAATCGTAAAGTATAACGATTAGAGTTTATTGCGTCAATTGAGTTTCCAGTATTAACATCAGTGTACCCAATGTTAGAAATCTGCTCTGCCTCTGCAATAGCACCTGCACCATTTGAAGCATCACCATGCTCAACAACTGCGCCTTTTCTAATATCATCAAATTTGATAAAAGGAGAAGCTTTTAAAGAGCCATCAGTATTAAGTTGTACAACTCTAAATACATCACCTGTAGTTAAAGCTGTAGTGTTTGCTAATAAACCAGATTCTAGTTCAATTGCAAACTCACTAGTGTCTGTAGTTGCAGCAGTTAAATCTGCTACAGTTTTAGACGAACCGTGAAAGAATTTTCCGATAAATACATCGAAATTATGTCCGTAAATTGCCATTTGTTTTCTATTTTAAAAATTAACTATTAATTGTCTAATGTAATATCTGCTACATTAGTGCAGAATGCTTTCACAAACCATGAAGTACCATCAGATACTAGAGATACTCTATCTCCTTTCATAGCTGAAGTTGCGAAAGTAATCTTTGTATTTGCAGCCACACCAGTGTCACCATCAGTAGCTGCAGCTTCGTGCTCAGAAGTAAAAACATGACCAAAGAAATCTTCCGACGCAGCAGCTTGAACAATAGTACAAGCAGTTGTTGAATTGTCTGATGTTAGAATGATTTCAAAGTTAAGTCCTTCTTCGCAAGAAGGTAAAGTAATATCAACTCCTGTAGGTCCCATAAGAATTATTTTACCAGAGTCACTTGATAGTAAAGTAGCGTCTGCAGTAACTGTTTTAGTTGCTACAACACCCATTCTACTAGCAGCAGTCTGACTAACATAATCCCCAACAAGATCATTAAAATCTTGTACTCGAACTGGAGTGTTACCAACTAGTCCTCCTTTATTAAAAGAAGGAGCTACATTGGCATTCGTTATTTTTGCTGTTCTTGCCATTTTATTCTATTTCGTTAAGTTCTATTTTACTTGATTGGTATCTTGGTTGCTCTACATTTTCTAAAGCATCTAAGACAGCCATCCTTACAATCTCTCTATGTGTATGTTTAGCCAAATCACACTCTTGCCCAAGATCATCTCCTTGGGGAAGTTTTACAGCGTTAGCTGCTCGAATATATCTTATATTATAATCTTTTAATACTACGTCTGGGTGATGTATCAGCTCTACTCGTTGTTGGCCCCCACCTTCACCTTCTGTAGTACCTCTATAATCTAATCTATACACAGTAGTAAGATCTGGTTTATTAAAAGGATCATTTATAACTTTATTGTATCTATCGTAAGTTAGAGGAGTTACATTTATAATACTTAAATTTTTATTATTAATGTTTTCGCTCTCATAAATATTAGAAGCAACAATCCCTGTAAAACTAGGATGTTCTGCTATAACAAACTCAGATACCATGTGTCTATAATTTGCAGGTAAAGTTGCAAAGTTACCGTTTGGTAAACTTCCATCATCTTCACCTAATTCGTCTGAAAGAACAACAATACGTTTATTCGTAATTAAATTACGAAGATCATCTCTACGTTTTGCGTCTTCTTCAAAACCTGTTCGATGTACATTAGCGCCATACATTCTTTTTGTAATAAATTTAGCAATTGCCATGTTAAGAAACATATCAACTTCTTCATCTAAAAACGAAGGAGCGTCAAAAGAATCTCCTTTGTCTAGCAATAATCTAAATTCTTCATGCATTTGCGCTACTGTCATACTACTTACTTATAGATAATTTTCCTTTTAAATCTAAATACACTTCCTGATTGTCAGGATTTTGTAAATATTCAATCGTCTGCTCAAGTGTATACCCTACAATATCTCCGCCAGGAAGTTGGTATTTAGTACCATTCTTAACAAGAACTCTAGATGATAAACAATCATCAATAAATGCTCTCATTTTAAATGTTGGGTCATCTACAGTATTTAAAAATTCTTGAGGATTATCAGTTACAATTTTATCAAGTTGAGCCTCAACAAAATCTACAGAAGCATTTTCTCCTGCTCTTTTACCCATAACCTTAAGAACATCTTTCATTTCTGAAGTAGACATATTACTAAATACTTTGTAAGCTTTACGCTTAAGTTTAGATTTTTGGTTTTCTACTTTAGCTTCTTGCTCATCAGATGTCATTACATATTCTGCAAATGGTGTGTCAAAACGTTCCATTTCTGAATTAGCAACTCTCTGGTGAGCTTTTAAAACAAAGTATTTAACCTCATCTTCTGGATTGTTTAAATCTAAAACAACACCTTCTTTAGGTACATCAATTTTAAAAGTTGCCCAATAATCTCTATTGTACTTTGACAATGTACCTGGAGACATATGCATTTTAGTTTCAAGACGAACTTCGTCGTCTTCAGTCATTCCAGTATTAAGGATACCCGTGCCTTTTGCTGCCTGAACAGTTAAACGCTCAAAACATTTAGAGTAACGGAGGCTCCCGTCATGATCGTCGGGAAGCCATCCGTGTCTCTTTATAGGTTTAAGTGTAACCTTATCTTTTACAACACGTTCTTTCTTCACTGGTGCAGTCTCTACTACTTCTGGAGTAGCTTCTTGTTTAACTACTTTTTTTGCCATCTTCTTTTGTGTTTATATTAATTTATTTTATTCCATTATACTGCAGAAGAGTAAATCAATTCAGCACAAGACATTGGGTTCTGAATAAGAACACCTTGTTGAGCTTGAGCAAATAATTGGTAACCATCTACAGGAGACGAAGAACCTGATGAGAACGAAGTGTTAGGTCCTAACGGTGAAGTTGAACCAGCAACGTGCCACATTAATTCTTTACGTCCTTTAGGATATACTCGTCGGATATTGTTTTCTCCACCAGAAGTACCCATGTTAAGGATAGTGTATCGGTAAGACTCAGTGTATCCACCTTTTGGATGTGGTACACGGTTACGGATTTCATCATCATACAATGGTAAGTGAACTAGAGTAAACTTGATACCTTGTGGTCCCATGTATTCTCTGTACTGACCTTGGAATGATAAGTTTTGTCCTGAACCACCAATACGCTTAGAGTCTAATGGTTGGAATCTTGCAGCGTGGTTTTCAAGAGCTCTGTGGAATTGTACCATACCTCTTTCACCTGTAAACGCTACAAAGTGACGTTGATCTTCTGGAAGTAAGTTAATTGATAAGTTCAATAAAACATCTTCTAAATAATCAATTGTAAAGTCTGTATAGTGGAACTTGTAAGATGGAGAAATTTGCTCACGTAAACCTGCACCTTCAACAATAGCAGATCCAGAAGCACCCATCATATCATAAGTACCATTAACTTGTTTGTTAGACTTAGAGAACCAAAGCATACGCTCTTTCTCTTTCATCCACTGACACATGAATTCGTATTCAGCATACTGAGTCCAGATCTTTGTAGTCTTATTAGATTTAGGATCCATCATCTCAATAACTAAAGGACGTTGGTGCATGTTACCAGGAATAGTGTAAGTCTTAGATAAGAAAGACATTGCATTACGCATTTTGAATGGAGAACTGTAATGAGTTTCACCGTAAGTTCTATTCAAAGTTCTTTCTTGTGGAGAGTATTCTTTACTTGCACGTGCTCCAGCAGAAATTAAACTTGGAGGAATAAAATCTGCAGCATTTGAAGTCATCAAAGAACAAGGGTATACATAAATAGACCCTTCCATGTAAGGCTCTTGCATTACACGAACAGAAGTTTCACCGTCATCTAAAACTAGTTTATCAGACATAGCGAAATATTTTTCTGCCATTCTAATGTTTACGATAGCTCCGTATTGTCCAGGTTTAGCAGAAAGTCCGCCTCCACTATAACCTTGTATAACAACTGCTTTTTCGTCGTCCCCTTTTAGGTACCACTCAAAATCGTTGTCTGTGTCAAGCTCTTGCTCTCCACCACCTACAGATAGGAAGTAATCCATACCTGCATACTGATTCATACCGAATACTCTACTGATGATATTAGATACCAAAGTAGGCTCGGCAGCGAATACGCTTCCTAGGTGGTTCTCAGTTGTTAAGCCAGACCAGCTCTTAGGAGCGTACAATTGTAATGAACTAATTGTGTTTGCCATTTTTAATTAATTTAATTATTACTTGTTGTTTATATAAATAGCTCCTATCGTAGAGATTTTCTCATAGTGTCAAAATTAACAGCTTTAGAGGTACCTCTACTTGGTCTGGAACCAGTTTTTTTCGTACTCTTAATTGCGTTGGCCAACTTCCGTGTTGATTTAGTTGTTGACTGACGTTCAAATGCTGAAAAATCCCACTTAAGGACTGTTGCTAAATATGCTATTTTTAAGTCAAACTCAGGATCTTTTTCTCTCATTCTCATGATTTCATTTTTTCCGTTCTTATCTAACTTAGTTATACCTTTGTATAAATTATCTTTATCTTTTGGTGATAATTTAAACCCAGGTAAAATTTCTTCTTTTTTTCCTATATGATCTTTAAGATCTCCTAACCACTGTTCGTGTGCTTGGATTCTTTGTTTTTGCTCTTCTTTCTGCTGCTTAATAAGATTAGCTTTTTCTGCTTTTTGTATCTCTTTTAAAGATGCTAAAGCTTCTTCTGCCTCTTCTTTTAATACACCAGAATCTTCGTAACGATTTAACTTACGTGTAATTCGTTCTTCAGACCAACCGCTTTTAACTAGTAAATCTCTTACTAGCATTTTTTGTAGAGATAAATTATCTTCTAAACTTTCTTCTGCAATTGTAGCATATGACTGCTCACTAGCGCTTGCATTAATTAGATCATATATATTTACACCTGCTTCATAATTATCTAAAAGATATTTAATCTCTTCAGGCATGTTTTCTTTATATTCAGTTACTTTAGAATCAATAGTATCTTGTACTTTGTTTAGTAACCAATCTTCAGAATCTTCAAACTCTTCATCGTTAAAATCAATTAAGCCCTGATCTCTTTGCATTTCTGCAAATACTCGAAGTGGGTTATCACCTTCTTCTTCAACAGATTCTTCAGTTTCGCTTGCTTCAGTTGTTTCTGAAACTTGCTCCGCTGTATCCTCTTCAGTATTTGATTCTTCAGGCTCATCAGTAGTTTGCGGTTCTTCAGTTCTTTCTGGCAGCTCATCAACCTCTTGTATCTTTAACTCTGGGTTAAAAATACCAGGCTCGTTTTCTTCAGTTTTAGTTTCTTCACCTTCAGCTTTTGGCTGCTCTTTCTTCTCTTCTGGACTCGTTGTTAGATTATCCAACACACTTAAGTCCAATCCATCTAAAATGTTATCTTCTATTGCCATAGAGTTTTGTTTATTAAGTGACAAAAATAATTATTTTAATATTCTGTGCAATACCTTGTCACTTGAGTATTGCGTAAAAATTTTATTTTTTATAGCTAAAATATAATTTTATAGATTATACTTTTTTATTTTGTTTAGCTATTTTTGCTTTTTCTATTCTTTCTTTAGATGCTAACTGCTCTTTTTCTAATTGCATTTTTTGTCTTTGCAGTTCACCATCTTGAGCTACTTTAGCTCTTTCAATATCTAGTTTAGCTAGATCCACACTATCTCTAACACCATTGTCGTTCATATCTTGATCCACAGCTTTACCCATAAGATTCATTCTTGCAATCTGAACTTTGGTTTGATTATCTTCAGAGTTTCTTTGATCTTCACGATTCTCTTTCTCAATTTCTAATTGCAGCTTTTGTTGCTCTATTTGCTGCTGTTGTTGCATTTGCACTTCTTGCATTTGCAGTTGTTGTTGTTGAGTTTGTTGCGCTCGCTGCTGAGCTTCAGCTTCAGAACGTTTAAGATTTTGTCGTAAATCTGATATAGAGCTTGCATTATATATTTGTACCACATCTGATAAAGTCATTTGTTCGTTTTGTAGCGCAGCGTGCGTTAATTGTTTTAATGCTTCTATTGCCATATTATCTTTTGCAGAATTAGAAACAAACAATCCGTATTCAGACTGTGCAAACTGATCTCCATTTAATTTAAAGAATACGTTAGCTAAATCGTCAGTCATGTAAGTTATGCGTTTAGAGTCTCCTTTGTATACATCTCTTGATACATTTAACAAACTTTCTAAAACTCTAACTTTAGTTTGGTTATGAACTTCATACCATTTTTCTGTAATATGCGATGACTGAACAACAGCTCTTTCTGTATTACCTACTAACTCAGATGTAGATATAGCACCCATTCTTTGCGGTGTAACACCTGATAAAGTATATATTTTTTGCTCTACAAAGTCTAAAAGCTGCACATGTTGTTGGATATAATTACCAGTTTCCATATCTAACACTTTATTTTGTGTAGATATATTACCAGCAAGTTTACCAGTGGACTGTCCTTTTTTACCTTCGTTAAAAGAATCAACAAAACCAAACTTCATTGATTGTGCATAGTACATCCACTTTTCTACTTCCCATCCATCAGGAATTAGTGACAAATCTATTAATGATATTTTACCTTGGTTAGACGCTATAGCTAACTCTAACCTATACCACATAGTTATGTACATGTAAACCCAAGGCACTAATCTGTCCATCAAAGATACAGATTGTGAATTGTTTGCATTGTATATTGTTCCTACGTAACCAGAACTACACAAAGATAAATTATCCATGTGTCTAAATTGTTGAGGTCTAACTCTAATATTTATGTAAGTATTTTCTCCAATTTTGGTTCCTTCCCAATATTCGTTTACCCACATATACTCTATAGACTCACCAATACTTTCATTTATTTTGTAAGTTTCTCCTACAATAGTTTCTTGCGGAAGACCTTGCTCATCAATATAAGTTAACTTGCCTATCTTACGCATAGATTTCCAAACTACTTTTGTAACACGTATGTTACCATCTTGATCATAGTAGTTAAAAATATTAGAGTCGTGATCTGTTCCTTCTCTATTCTCTATATAAAGTTTTTCCTGATTAGGAAAATTTAAAAGACTTTGACTATCTACAGAACCTCTGTGGCCTTGCTCTTTTTCTAATTTATCTATCTGAGCAGGGGTAAGATCTTCGTAAAAATTATCAATAACTGTATTAATAGACATAAATGTATCTTCTACAATTACGTCTGCATTATCTACATAGTCTTCATTGTGAGGTAGTAGAACATAAAACTCTAAAGGATTAACTCTACGAACTGTAGGTTCGTTAGACACTTCTTCTATACAGTATATTTCTTCTCCTACTAGTAGTGCATCCTCCCACCCTTTTGCAAATTTTGTTTTTAATTTCTGCTCTCTTTCTAAATAATTAAGAAGTTTGTTAGCAGTAGATTCATTCGTATCTTGAAAGTCGTAATCAAAATATTTCTGAACTCTTTTTAAATGCTCAGGTATACTAGCTTGTGCTTGCTGCATAAACTGTTGGGCCTCTTCTTGAGAAGTTGGTTGGCCCATAGATTGTAAAAACTGTTCTGTAGTTTGTTGTATTATAGTTTGAAATATACCTACAACTTGTTTTTTCTTTTCCTCTTCTTTAGAAGATATAGATTCTTCATTAATAGATCTAACTACATAAGAAAAAGCTCTTTTAGCTTCTTCACCAAAAAGTAAATTGAATATAGGCGATACTACATCATAGTATTGCAAGGTAGCAGGAAGCTCTAGCGAACCACCTAACCCTAGAGGATCAGTTACATACTCTAGATCTTGCTTGTCAAACTTACCATTATAAAGATCGTAGTTCCGCTTTTTCTTAAAGCGAGAACTACGTCTTGTATTATCGTAAACACCTACTAAGCCTAATCCAGCTTCTATGCATTCTTCTCCCCACTTCTGAGTCTTTTTCCTCCGACTCAGTTTTTGTCTAGGAAAATCTAATCGAGGCATAAATTATTTTTAGTCTACTTCTAGTAATAAAAATTCTACTGTAGGAGTATTAGCTGATGATTTAACTTGTATTTTAGTATTATCTGCTGTTGGGTAAAAGAAAAATTCTCCTGGAGATAAACGAGCAAAAATTTGATCCCCGTCATCTGCAAAGATTAAATCATCTGTTGCGTCTGTATTTTTTGCATATACATATGCTTTTTTACCACCATCTGTTGATCCTGCTAAAGCATTCACGTTTATATCATCGTAAGATGTACTAGTTACCATAGTAGTTAAACCCTGACGGTTATCACCATTAATAGTTAGTGCATCTGTAACTGTTTTGTTTAAAGATATTGTATTAAACAAATCAGTACTAGATATACTGAAAGTTACGTTTAAAGTTGCGTTTGCCATTTTGTTATAATTTTAAGATTAAGCTGCTTTTTCCATTAATACATATTCAACTACAGGATTACCTGCAGCTGCTTCAATATCTATATCCTGCATATCAGAGATAGGCATAAACATAAACTCGCCAGGGCCTAAAACTGCAAACCAGTCACCTGCTCCTGAGTCTGTACCATGAGTTGCGCATAATCCAATTTTAACGTATTCACCAGATGTAACACTTAAATTATGTAAAAATACATAAGCTAAATCATTTGTTCCATCTAAAGCTTTTAATGCTATATTATCTTCTGTTCCTGAGCCTGTAGTTACTAATCGGCCTACAAGCATTTGATCTCCTGCAGGAGAGAGTGCGTCTGTTTCTGTGAAACTTAAAGTTTGCTTTGCAAACAAGTCTGTGCTAGAAAGAGACAGTGTTACATTTACTGTTGCCATATTTATATTATTTTTAAAATTCGCGAATTAAAGGACAAAAATATAAATTTTAGTATTTTGTGCAAATAATAATCTGCGAAATTAGATTTTTAGTTTTTACGTTTATAGCTAAAAACGAGTTTTCTTTTTCTTAAATAAAGACTTATTCCAAAAACTCTGATCATATATAGTAGTAGTTTTGGTTTCTTTCTCTACTTTTATTTTTTTAACTTCTTCTAGATGATACATTACCATCATTAGTGCCATGACCCTATCAAAGTTTCCTACATCATTGTAAGATATAAGTTCTTTCAATAATGCTACACTTCTTATTTTATGCAGGTTTAGCAACCCTTCATTCTCATACGGATCTAGTAACCACATCTTGATTAACTCTTCACCGTACATTTTTAAAGGCTTTGACATGTGCATACCTTTTTGACGCTGCACTTTACTATGTTGTATTACATCTTTTATAATTTCAGGTTGATCTGAAAGTAAATATGTTTCGTGTTTATGTTCTAAATACTGAAACAATCCTTTACGTTCGTTCTCATACAAACACTTTGCGTTGTAGAACTTTAACAATCTTCTTACATTTTCATAATATTGGTTTGCTGTATCAGGTCTACCTGTGTACTCAGCTACAATACGATTTGTAAGTTTGTTTAATATAAACGTAGATCCTAAAGAAGAGGTGGTAGATTCATCATGATCATAAGGGTCAGTACCTGCAAGATACATGCCATAAGGTATTTGGCCATCTCTATCTTCATAAGGCATCTCGTATATAATTACACATCCTGCTATGTTATCATTACCTCTAATTGGAAACTCATAGATTGGTTGTAGCTTTGCATTAGGCTTCCAGTTTACTTTACCTGAGTCTGCATCTATATACAACTCTCCAATATAATCATGATTGCGTTCTCTGTTAGATGCCTCTAACTCAGCAAGTCTTGTAAGTAAATCTGCCACTGGAAATAAGTTACCTGTACGTGTAAGAAATACTTCTGATGGTACAAGTGGTCTGTTTTGTAGCTCTGCATCTAGCGCACTCCTAGCATTTTTACCTTCTTTTAGTTTTTCTCTAAATTTATCTAGGTAATCTCTTGCAGGCTGCTCTTGTGTATTACCATTATCGTCTTTAAACTGATTCAGCCCTCTGTATGCAGGAACAAAATAAGATATTTTACCTTTGTCTTCCCACTCATCGTCAAAAGAAATCATATCATAGACGTCAGGATTGTAAAACATATCTCTTGCATCTACAGTACCACCGCCTTCCATGTCACCACCTGTGCCAAGATACATACAGCTACCAAATTTGTAAGCCCCGTTTTTCATACATTCTACAGATGCTTCGTGTGACGCCTTTAGATTGTTAAACATACCAATCTCTTCCATAACCATCACGGCAGGACGCGTACCATTGGCTGCAAATGGGTTATCTTTAAATGTTCTATGCTTAATTTTAGATTTAGAACCCATAACTTTCCAGGTTCCACCAAGTTTTTTCTTGTATTCTGCAATAATTTCTTTACCAGAGTACCAACTACCGCCATATTGCTTGGCAAAAGGTGAGGGAAAGAATTTATTTCCAATTTCTATGCCACCAGGCAAGTTATCTAGCCCAAATTGCGTCTTTTTTAGTATATCACCTGAATATTTAGCGTCACCTGCGCCTACAACTATCTCTGTAGAGGGTGGATTTTTTATAAGCTCAGGATCATAAGACTTCATGCCGTCAAATACAAACTCGTGTCCTGCTACGCCACCTGCTACAGAGTATGACTTACCAAATCCACGGCTACCCATCATCATAAAGTTCTTAGCTTCGTTTTCCCATAAAGGTTTTCCTAAGCTTTTTTTGTGTGTCCTACGCATATATTCTGCAGCAGGTACATAATTATCTTGTCCTATAAACTCTCTGTTACATGTAAACTCTTTATCATCTTCAAATCCAGAAAATCCGCGTGCTTCTACCCAATTGTAAAAGAATTCCCACTCAAGATCTCGAAGAAATGGTTTACCAGGTGTTTTAGTTTTAGAATGTTGGGTTTTGTTAAGAAGTATTGTCCAAAAATTGACATAAAAATAAAGGTTACCTGGCATCCATACTCCGCCCACCCAGTAACCTTCTATACAACGCTTTTTTTCTTCTCTCCAAAACAGTAAATATTCTTCACTGGCTGGATGAAGTTGAGGTATCTCTTTTAGTAAAAAAGCATCTTTGTTAATAATCATATTAATCCTTTCTCGGACGCTGACTCTTCTGCTCCACCCTTTGTAGAACCTTCGTTAGTTTCTTTATCCACGAGTTTAAGAAGACGTTCATAATCCTCAAACAATTTAACATTTGTTTTAAGTAATCCTTCGATAGTGTCTGCATTATCTTCATAAGTAAGCGTATCTAAGTATAACGTTTTTTCGTCCATCTTTTTATTCCACACCATTAGCTGTCTTTTAGCAGGAGTAACTAAAGTTGTTTCATAAAAATGGATTGCCTCTCTATACTGATCCCAATCAAACTTTGTGTCTTTTAAATAATCTTTTGCTATCATATCCTTACGTGTATTGTAAGATATGTTAGAAAATTTAGAATCAGGATCTGCTAAAAGAGCAATAGCCCACATTATCTGTGAGCTTTTGCTTTTAGTTTTGCTTTTATCTTTTTCTAAGATAGAAGCAAAGGGGAGGGGGACTTTAAGTTGTGGATGTAACTTCCAAAAGTTTACATCTGTGTTAAATCCTTCTAATATCATTTTACAATGCCTAAAACATCAAACATGTTCATTTGAAAATATTCTATACCGTCTACATTAACCATAAATCCTTGGCCTTTTGGTATTACAACATCTCCAACTTTTACATCTTTAACATCTTTACTGACTGCTACTACTTTAGCATGCCCATCTCTTTTTTCTGCTTCTTCTTTTAACATAGACTCGGATTTAATAATTCCGCTCTCTGTTTCCTTCGCCACTTCTGGCATTTCAACAACAATATGTTGTCCTAAAGGTTCGTAATTAATCATTGTTACCATTTTTTAAGTGGGCAGTGTGATTGCATAGATCTTGTTTTAGCAACCAAAGGACACCCACATTGTTTACATCTATTTCTAACATTGTGTTCGCACTCTCCACATATTTCAACTCTAGCTTTTGCTATTTTCTCTACGTGTGGATTTGGAAACACTACATTCTTCCAACCGTTAAATATTTCAGCAACTTTACTCGCTGGACTTCTTTTGTCGTCTTGGGCCATTTTTATAATAATTTAATCTATTTTTCTTTACTGTAAACATCCCTAGATGTTTTAATCTTGTCGATTTAAAATCTCCCTCTTCTATAGTGTTTTTTAAAAGACTAAATTGGGATTTAACAATAAGTTCTATTTTAAACTCACTTAACTTATGTTTTTTTGCTAGCTTTTTAATTATTTTGTCCACGCTAATTTATAAGTTACTTCTATCCCATCTTCTTTTATACCATTCAAAATTGTAGGGTTTATAGATTTATCTACAATCATTTTCTTCTTTCTAAGCATTGTAATATGATTATTAAAAGAAGCTTCTGACATACCTATTTGTTTTCTAACTAATTTTCTAACAGGAGTAGAAAACAGCATTTTGTTTAGCCCCTCTTTATCTCTGTTAGATTGCCATATAGATAAAAAACTAGAAAGCACTTCTATCTCTTTGTCTTTTAATTTTAACAAAGGATTTAGTATTTGAAGATATGCCTTCATAGATTTTGGTATGTCTCCTTTTATTGGTATTATCATGCGTCAAATATAATAAAATTAATTATAATTTAACATGTCGATAATTTCTTTTCGATAATCTGCACACTTTATAAGTTTATAAGTGTCATTTTTTTCGTTGAACCAAACTATAAAACAATCTTTGATTCTAAGGTTTGTTTCGTACTCAATTATATATCTGTAAAGTGAAAGTTGTAAAGAGTATGTAGAAAATTCACACTCGTCTAGGTGAGATACAGGCCCAAGCATCTTTTTTTGGTACCTGCTTTTGTAAGTCATTCTTTTGTTCGTTTTCCAGTCAAATATGACAAGCCCATCAAGAGTATTTGAATAGTAGAGCTGGTCAACCATACCGCATATCCCAAGATCGCGAGAACCAACGCACAACTCAGAGCGAACAGGTATAAGATTTTCTTTCGATTCTTCATAAAATTCTAAAAAGTAGGATTCAATTTTGTCGTACGCTTCTTTATCTAAATCAAAGTCATACATTACATTAGTGAGCACCTTATTATTTATGTAGTTTTCCGCAAATGCGTGAAACTTACTACCTTTATTACATGCGCGTAAACTAATCGAATCCCACCTATCTAGAATGTCCTGCAGTTTTACATTTTCTTTTTCTGCAGAACGTGCTGCCCAAAAGTCTCTCTCAAAAGTTTCTTTGAATTGTCCAATGAATGTGGTTACAGATATAGCTTCCTGCCCCCCGACAGTATACGTGTGTCCCTTCTCCGTAAATACCACATCATTGAACTTGTTTAATTCTGTGTATAAAAACATAATATCAATCTTCTTCTCCTTCTCCTTCTTCATAAACGGTTTCTTCCTCTATAGTAGAATCCGTTATCCAAGATTCCCATATTATCTTTGCTTGTTCTTTTGGATCTGTCATATCACACTTAATTATTAAAACAAAAGTGGCCAAAAGAAAACCAAACTGAAATGCCACTAACTTTTCAATCGGGAGAGTCATTGCTGGTTCAACTCTCAAACATCAAACGAAGATACTTGTCTGTTCCAACAATCGTCTCTGATTGAAGTGCTAGTTCGGTAACTCAGTTTGCAAACGTAAAAAAAAATTTTTTATAAAAAAAATATTTTCTGAGAAAATGAAAGAGTGGACCACCTATATCACGGCACCCCTTCTATCTTTTGCGGGCTAACACCCCCACAGTTGCAAATTATAAATTTATCAATCCTAAAAACAAGTTTTTATGCTTACTAAATTCACAATTTACAAAGTGTCGCTTTCCGAAAAGAATAACACCACTATCGTCCTAAAGGCCGACAGTGCCGTATCCTTCGGAAATATGCGCCTACAGTCAGTCGTTATGAATAACTCCTTCTGTTGGCACACTTTCCGCGGAAAGCTTGACACGGAGTTTACTCAACTCCAACAACAGCAAGCTGTCATTGAAGTTGACAACCCCCAAATTTCCGTCGCTGACGCTGACGGAAAAGGTGGTGGTAAACTCCTGCTCACACCTAACTCACACCTAAAGGTGTTCGTTAATGGTGTCGAGCAAACTGCTACGGTTGCTCCGCAACCTGCACAGTCGTAATAAGAGCCCTAACGGGCTCTTTATTTTTTTGGTTGATCTGTTTACACTTGGTTACGTGATCTTTCGTGCACCAGTTAACATTCCCACTTATTCCCTTATAATTTACTTACACACTAATCCACTACATTATAACATATAGCTAATTATGGACATTAACGACGAATTAAAGAAAGCTCAATTAGATAAAGATTGGGATAGTATCAAAAGAATATTTGATAAGATAAACGACATCTGCCAACAAGAAGCAGACATGAATGTACTTGAGTTCTTAAAGTATAGAGATAATACTTCAGAGTCTTGTAGATATTATTCTTTACACTCTAAGACTAAGATAGGACCGTATAAAAATAAACCTAATTGGAATCCAATAACTGTAAAGTATAAAACAAGTATTGAACGCAGATTTCAAGAAGATGCAATAAATGATATGGACATGGGAGAGCAGTAATATGCTCTCCTTTAATATAAATAGTTATGAAAAACGCTACACTTACAGAATACTTACAAGCAAGGATACAAACGCTTGAGACAGAAAATAAAAAGCTTAGAAAAGATAACATTACTCTAAGTAATAATAATTCAACTCTACTATGGAAATGTAGTGAGTTAGAACAACAAGTTGCTAACCTAAAACGAGAAAAGGTTGCAATGCAAACACGATAAAGCATATGGTACAAGCACACTTATGTAATGGTGCTTGGCAGGTTCGATTCCTGCATGCTTTACTATGCGTAAGCATAATCAACAACAATTATTTATTAATCAGTTAAAATTTAAAAGAAAAATGGCTGAACAAACTCAAACAACAGCAGTAGCTCAAGAAGTTACAAATGCAACACCAGTAAAGATTCATGGTATTGTACCAACAGTTAACCCATCAGTGTTCCAACTTATCTTACGTTCAGAGAACACAAAGCCTTCGGCAGCAGGTAGCGGACCAGAAGGATTCTCTATGTTCATGAGTACATATGCTCAAAATAATGTAGAGAAGAGAGTTAAGTATCACTCTGTAGATGCTAACTTCTTAGAAGCGTATGGTCTTGCTGAAGTTACACGTGACAACAATGGTAAACTAAAGAATGTAGAACTAAATGATGTTGACCCTGTATCAGGTGAGATGATTAGTGGTGCAGTAGAACTAAATAGTTTACTAAGAGTTAAGGATATTAAAAATCCTATCAATGGTAATTCTATTGTACCTGAGAAATTACCTGAACACAAACTAGTTGTTACCGAGACATTTACACAGAAGTTTAACAAAGATGGTAATGGTATAGTTACATGGTCTCAAAAGCCTAAGCAGAATCCTTCTACTAAAGAAGTATTGTGTAATCAAGGCAAGCCAATTTATCGCAATGTAGATCTTACATTTGATATGTCAAGAGAAGATGTATACATCAAGCATGATGGTACAGAACCTATGACACCAACTAGTAATGATCCATTTGCTAACGGTACTCCAGATGGATTGATGGGGTAATTTGCAACTGATAGACAGAGAGAGTAACATCTCTCTGTCTTTCTAAAGCGATAAGTTATGGCAAGTAGAATTAATATATCAATAGATGAGCTTACATCAATAAAAGCTCACACAGACGAAGATGGTGAAATCAAAAACTTTGACAACTTTATAGAGTGTCAATCACATTTTAGTAATGATATACTATCACAGTCTGAGTTAGATGAAATCGATAAATTTTATAAAGAATCTATTAAAGAAGATAAACAATGAACACATTTTTAATAATTGCAATTATGATATTGACTATTGTCAATATATTTATATCAAGTAAACTTAAAAGAGACTATCGTTTACATGAAATGAACATCACTAGTCTACAATCTGCAGAGTCATATGTTAGGACAAGACTAAACAAACTCGAGCAAGATGTATTTGAGTGTCAAACTAATCAGCTAAAGTTGACACCTGTGAAGAAGAAGCGTGGTAGACCAAGAAAAGATGGAAAGTAATAAAGAGTTTATAACTCGTATGATGCTGTTTATCAACGAGTTACCACAAGATAAGAGGCGTGATATGTTCACGCTTCTTTCTTTTCTTGACTTTCAATTAACTATGCGAGATAACTTGTTTATTACAGAATTATTTGATAAACTTGACCTCCATTTACTAAATAAAATCGATTGGTATGGTAGAGCAAAACTCAAACAAGAAATTAGACAAGCGCTTAGAGATTTCTGTAAGACAAGTCAATATTCTTTCACGTTTCATGACAGTAACGAAAAACAAATGCAACAAGTTATGGGCAGTAGAGAAGATAAATGACATATTAAAAATACTAAATAAAGATCTAAATGATAAAGTTCGTAGGAAATCCAAAACTTCTTGATTGTTGCGAAGTTGTAACAATACAAGACGTAGTAGACTATTGCAATAGTATAGATATTATTGCTGTAGATACAGAAACAACGGGTCTTAATCATATAGATGATAGTATGATTATGTTACAGATTGGCGATGACGAGCAACAGTTTGTTATTGACACCAGATGTGTAGATATAGAACCACTTAGAGATATACTAGAAGGTTATACGCTTAAGATACTACACAATGTTAAGTTCGATTATAAGTTCTTACGACAATATAATATCAGACTTAATAATGTGTGGGATACTATGCTAACATCACAAGTTATACATTGTGGTAAAGAGTTATCACATAGTTTATCTAATGTATTATCTAGGGAGCTTGGTATAGAGATGGACAAGAGTGTAAGAACTAATTTTATCTCTAAAGGTAGTGATGAGTTTACAGAATCTGAGATAGTATATGGTGCTAGAGATATAGAACATCTTATACAACTGTATAATAATCAACAAATTACAGTTACAAAGCACAATCTTACAAACACTGCACAGCTTGAGAACAGAGCTGCGCTAGCATATGCAGATATAGAATATAATGGTATTGGATTAGATAAAGATAACTGGCTTAGACTTGCAAAGCAAGCAGCATATAAAGTTACAAGTATGTGTGATATACTTGACACATTTATAGAATCTAATCCAAAGCTTAATAAGTTTGTAGATGACTATGTGCAAGGTGATTTGTTTATGGATGTATCACAGTTGAGAAAAGTAAATGTAAAATGGTCATCACCAAAACAAGTGCTAGATGTATTTAAAACATATGGGCTTGACATAACAGATGTGAATGCTAAGAACTTAAATGTGCATAGCAAGAATGATTTTGTCAAAACATATATTAAATACAAAGAGCAGGCCAAACTAGCTACTAGTTATGGTGATAAGTTCCTTGAGAATGTAGATAGTGACGGTAGAATCCGTACAAGTTTTAAACAAATACTAAATACAGGTAGGGTTGCATCAGGTAAACCTAACATGCAGCAGATACCTGCAGACAATGATTATCGTAACTGCTTTGTTAGTGGTGAAGATGATTATGTATTTGTATCAGGCGACTACAGCTCACAGGAGTTATGTATTATAGCCACAGGGAGTAAAGATCCTGTGTGGATTAAGGCGTTAGAAGATGGAGAAGATCTTCATAGCGTGTGTGCAGATTTAGTTTATGGTAAAGAATGGCAAGATGCAGCAGAGCCTGACTGTGCTTACATGCAGTCAAAAGCTAAATGCAATTGCAGTAAACACAAGAAGCTGCGCACAAATGTAAAGAGTATAAACTTCGGTTTAGCCTATGGTATGGGCCCACACAAACTAGCTGACACATTGCTTATCAGTATCAAAGAAGCAGAGAGATTAATTGCAAAATACTTTACAGCATTTCCTGCAATCAAAAACTTTCTTGAGTCTCTTGGTAATTATGGTAAGCAGAATGGGCATATCAAAACATATGCACCATATCGTCGTATCAGATGGTTTGATGCGTGGGATGGTGACAAGACAGACAAAGCTATGATGGGTAAGATAGAGCGTGCTAGCAAGAACACACCTATACAGGGTAGTGGTGCTGACATGTGTAAGTCTGCGCTTATTATGGTGCGTGATCACATTTATGAGAACGATTTGCCTGTTAAACTAGTTATGACTGTTCACGATCAGATCGACACTATTGTACATGAGAGCTATGCTCACACATGGTGCAAAGAGTTGCGTGAGATTATGGAGAAGTCTACACTAGATATTATACCATCAGGGCTACTAAAAGCAGAAACAGAAATATCAACAGTATGGAAAAAGTAAGTAGTAGGACAGAGAGGCAGCTTGAGATAGTTCAAAAGTTTGCTGATAACAAAGGTAGAGGTACATTGCTAGCAGCTACAGGCTTCGGTAAGACATTTACAGCAATCATGGTTATTATACGATTGCTAAAGTCTAGACCAGAAGGCAAGGTTGTTATTGTTGTGCCTACAATTAACCTCAAGAATCAGTGGAAGAAAGAACTTAAGAAAAGCAAGGTGCACAAGAACTGTGATGTTATTGTAATTAATACTGCATACAAAACTAAGCAGTCATGTGATCTACTAATATGTGACGAGATACATGCGTACGGTGCGGAACAGTTTATCAAGGTGTTTGACAAGATTACATATGATTATATCTTCGGCCTCACAGCTACGATAGAGCGTTCAGATGGTATGCACGAGGTGCTACTACAGTATGCACCTGTTATTGACGAGGTAGCTATTGACGAGTGTCATGCAAATGGCTGGGTTAGTGATTACCTTGTGTATAATCTAGCCGTGCCTATGTATGATGACGAGCAAGAAGACTATGACAAAGCCAATAAGCAGTTTAGATATGCTGCAGGTAGGCTAGGTTTTGGCGGCGCGCAGTCATTTAACAATGCACGTAAGTATCTACAAGATAAAAGTGCAGACCCAGCAATGCGTGCTGTCGCAGCTGTATATTATAATTCCATGCGTAAGCGTGGTGATATATGTAAGAACTCTCAAGCAAAGATACCTGTTATTAAACAGTTGCTTGAGAAGTTTGACGATCGCAAGGCTCTATTGTTCAGTGCATCTACAGATTTTGCAGATGCTGTACAAGAAGAGCTAGGTGAGATGTGTTTGAGTTTCCATAGCAAGCGAACCAAGAAACAACAGGTAGAAATCCTCAAGAAATTTAAGGATGGACGTACAAAACAACGTGTAATCAGCAGTGTCAAAGCTCTGAATGCAGGTTTTGATGTACCTGATTGTTCTCTTGGTATCGTGGCTGCAGGTAATTCTAAGAAACTAGATAACATACAGCGTACAGGTCGTATCATTCGTTATGTACCAGGCAAGACAGCAGTTATTATTAATCTCTATGCACCTAACACGCAGGAAGTCTCGTGGCTTAACAAGCGACAAGAAGGACAGAATGTAGTGTGGGCTGAGAGCATAGAAGAAATTACAGTATAATGGAGGATAAATTAAAAGTGCTAATTAAAATTGTAGATGCCCAGCAGAAACAATTAGAAATAAATCAGCAGCAGATAAGTGCAATGACAAAAGAATATGTCAAGCTTGCTGCTTTAATAGATAAATTAGGCAAGAGTGATTAACGGTTAAACTCAGATAATCCCAGTTACCGAGCGTAAGACTTCGATACCAAACCTGGGAGCCTATTTTAATACGTGAGCAAGCTACGTGAACGCTGCATCGTGTTCTGATTAGGGGAGTAAAGGTTTTTAAACAAATCGTCTGAGGTTATACTTTGCTCCTCTAATCATTAACTAAACCATATATCATGGAAGTATTTATAGGAGTATTATGTGTCATATTATTATATGTGGCATACGAAACATTAAAATTAAAGCAAAAACAAAAAGAAAATGAGCGTAGAAGAAAACAAAGAAAGACTGGATCGCCACGAAAAGGTAATCGAAAAACTAATCGATCAAATAGCAAAGCTGCAAATAGCAAATAATATACAAAACTTTCTCAACGATGTTAATTCAAAAGACACAGAGAAAGACATTTCTGATACGTCCCTCAGGTCGTAGCACAGATTTTATCTCCCCTTCCTTTGGCTATGGCTGCTTATATAATTGCTCATATTGTTATATGAAGCGCCATAAGCCTGAAGGGTTGAGTGTAGCAACAAACATACATGATATACTTACAGAGCTTAACAACCATGCATACTTCACACCAGTGGAGAAACCCAACCAGACACATGCAGACTACACTACGTACGACATCAGTTGTAACGAAGACTTTGCACTGCATGCTAAATATTATGATTGGGAAAGGATCTTTGAGTTTTTTAGAGATCATCCTATTGCAATGGGTAGTTTTGCTACTAAGTATGTCAACCCTAAATTACTAAACTTTGATCCGCAAGGTAAAGTACGAGTTAGATTTAGTTTGATGCCACAGTATATGTCAACATTGCACGAGCCAGGCACATCTAAGATCATAGATAGAATCAAAGCTATCAATGCATTTATAGAAGCAGGCTATGATGTGCATGTTAACTTTAGTCCTGTTATCGTAGAAGATAACTGGCTAGAGGATTACGAAGAACTGTTTAATATGCTCAACGATTATGTTGAGTATAAAGATCAGGTATTAGCAGAAGTAATATTTTTAACACATAATGAAAAGAAACATGAAGCGAATTTAGAAAAACACCCTGAAACAGAAGTACACCTATGGAATCCTGTAATACAGGAAGAGAAAATCTCGCAATACGGTGGAACAAACGTAAGGTATGCTAGACATGTAAAGCATTTGTACATAGATGCATTTAAAGCTTTACATGACAAGATTATACCTTGGAACACAATAAGATATATATTTTAGTATGAAGAAAGGATACCACGAGTATACTCCTGTAGTTAAAGAGGAGAAAGTTAAGAAAAAAGAGAAGGATACAACAGGATTAGTTACAACAGACGTATTCCAACTCCAGTTTGGGTTTGAATATCCAAAAGTAGCACCAAAATATAGTTACGTTAAAACAATTAGATACCCTAAAACAGACGGAAGCAATGGCAAAATTAGTAGATTTCGCTGATCTGGGCCACATAAAGGTACCAGAGAGAACAGAGACTTACATACCAGTAAGTCATCAAGAATTAGTAACAAAAATTAAAGAAGCAGGTACAAAGCATTACAATACTGCACCTTTTGAAGAGAAGCTAGAGGTAAATCATAGAGGCCAACAGATGTTTGGTAGTATGACATTCCATGATGGCTCTAATCTAAGGGCAGATGGTAGTGGTATGAATAGAAGTATTGGCTTTCGTAATTCTTATGACAAGACATTACCTATAGGTGTATGTGGCGGAGCATCAGTATATGTATGCTCTAACCTTATGTTTACAGGTGATATTATTAAGATGCGTAAACACACGCAGAATGTAGAAGAAGATTTAGATATTCTTATACAAAAGTTATTTGATGACGTAGATAGACGTTATAACGAAGCTATTGCAGCTAGAGAGACTATGTCAGAGATACATTTTAGCGATATAGACGCAGGTAATTATTTTGGACAATTATTCGTAAATCAAGGTGTTTTGAATGGTTCACAGCTAAACAAAGCAACTAAAGAATGGTTTAAATCCCCTGTGTTTACTGAGCGTACAGCGTGGTCTGCATATAATGCATGTACAGAAGCACTCAAAGCTGCGCACCCTATGAATGCTTTGGAAAAGTATACCAAATTACATACATTTACAGAAGAATTTACGATAGACCCTTATCTTGAGATGTTAAATCACCAGAGTCTACCGTTCTAATATAAATGTATGAAGAAAAGTCCTTATAATGGTAAGCACGTAAATCTTAATGAAATAAGACATTTATACAACGTGTTAAAATTTTATTATGATGACTTAGAATCTCTTAATATTGATGCAGTTACAGATATAATGCGTATGGAATTTGGTTGCAAAGTCAGCAGAAATGACGTATATTTATATCTTGTTACTGCGCAATATTGGGATGATGACGGCAATTTATTATGTCATGAGTAACTGTATTGAGTGTAATAACGAATTAAGATGTTTATCAGATGATGTGCTGATGAATTTAACTGAAGAGGAACTAGATAAATATTTAAACTGCGATGAAAGTGTCTTTAAACTTGACAAAGTTGAAGGGCAACAAACTGACTCCAAGCGAGTTTGTTTACATGTTAATTAAAAGCGAAAGCGGTAAACAACTCGAAAAATACCTAGAAATCCTACCTATAGACGAGAACAAATTAGAGAAGCGTGGCTTTGTTAAGATAATGCCCGATAACTCTCTTACGCTCCGTCAAAAAGCGTTGGATCTATTTAAGGTACGAGGATGTGAAGATTGTTGGAATCAATTTGCATTGGCCTACCCACGCAAGGACCAAGGCCGTCCACTACACAATGATATGAAGCGCAACAAGCTTAAGTACATAGCATTGATAGAGCGTAATCCAGATCTGCATGATACTATAATTAAAGCTATAGAAGCTGAACTAGAAGATAGAAAGCGTGCTAGTTGGTCTGGTGAATTCCGTCCTAGATGGAAGATGATGTCATCATACCTAAACCAAGAAGCTTGGACTATGTATGAGAATGTTGAAATAGAGAAACCTAAAACAGATAATAACTATGGAGAAGACTTAATATGAGCGAAGAACACAAACCATTACCATGGAGACATATATCAAAAGCATCTAATGCAGCACTGCGCTACATAGATGGTAGACGTAAAGGTGAAATTAAATCTTTAACCACGCCGTGGAAGAAGTTTAATAACATATCTATGGGTGGTATAGAATGGCAGACTATCACAACTATTGCTGGTATGTCTGGTAGCGGTAAGACTGCAATACTCGGTCAGCTTGAGACAGGACTAAAAGACCTGAATCAAGAAGACGATTTTGCAATACTATCATTTAATTTCGAGATGTTATCCTCACGGCTGATTGGCCGTAAGCTTAGTAATAAGATGAATATTACTACACAGCAGCTGTATAGTGCGTCAGAGACATTTAAACTCAATGACAATTACTATATGAATGCAGTACAGGAAGCTCGTAAATTAAATAAGTATGATATAAACTATGTAGATATACCAGGTAGTGTCAAATCTCTAGAAGCTACAATACTAGCTTTTGCAAAAGAGAAAGACAAGCCTGTTATAATTATGCTAGATCATACTCTACTTGTAAAGAAGGCAGGTGGTGCACAAGACAGAGATCTGTTGTACGATTTGATGGCTATGTTCAATGGCCTCAAAAAGATTATTAGAGTTGCATTTATTCTAATATCACAGATGAATCGTAACATAGAAGCGTCAGAGCGCATACAAAACCCTGATTTACACTACCCTAAGAAACAAGACATTTTCGGTGCAGATGCATGCTATATGTATTCTGACATTGTTGTGGTAACACACAGGCCAGAGATGTTAGGTATTAGGGCATACGGACCAAAGCGTTGGCCTACAGATAATGCTATATTTTGGCACTATCTAAAGGTACGCGAGGGTGAGCCATGCATTGCTCTTATGGAGAATGACTTGGCACACAATCAAATACTAGATGCTAAACCACCAAATTACTCGAGCAATGAAAGTAAAGAAGTACGAGAAGATAGTATCAAAGATACTACTTAACAAGTTTACTGCTAGAAATAGCGATTACGTTCTTTACGCATTTGTATTACTAGAGTATGGTGTCGACATTGACACGCTAAGCACTAAAGATTTTCTAAAAGGTTTGAATAACAAAACATACCCATCTTTCGAGGGCATAGGACGTTGTCGCCGTAAACTACAAGAAAATCATCCAGAGTTTAGAGGTACAAAATGGCATGCAAGGCACGCAGAACAAGAAAAAGTTAAAAACGATTTAAATTTATTCTAATGGAAGAACAAGAAACCATTAAGTGGGGATTCTTTGATGGACACCCCCAATCAATTAGAAGTAAAGAGCATCAAGAGTATCTTATAAAAGAATACAACAAGAATAAGCCTCTTGAAGAACAAGTAGATAATATTACAGAATTTTTATTAGCTATAAAACAAGAAAAAGAAGATTAATGGCACAAGAATTATTAGTAGTTGGCGCAAGTGGTACAGGGAAATCCACTTCAATAGAAAACTTAAACCCTGAGTCTACATTTATTGTTAACGTGGCGCGTAAAGCACTACCGTTCAAAGGATGGAAGACTAAATATCCTACATTCAACAAAGAGAACCCGCAAGGTAGATTTCATTCTAGCGATGTACCTGGTGAGATTCTTAAATGTTTGAATTACATCAATGAACAACGTCCTGAGATCAAGACGATTGTCATCGATGACTATCAATACACAATGGCAAACGAGTATATGCGTAGAGCTAACGAGACTGGTTTCAAAAAGTTTACTGAGATTGCTCAGAATGCTTGGTCGATAATCAATGCCGTTAAATCTATGCGTGACGATTTGCTTGTAGTATTCATGATGCACTCCGAGGTTACATTCGACGCACACGGTAACAAAGTAACTAAAGCAAAGACGATCGGTAAGATGATGGACAATGTGGTTACCCTCGAAGGTATGTTTACTATTGTATTGTACACAGATGTCACAAAGAGTGAGACAGGTATGACGTACTCGTTTATTACACAAAACGACGGTACTAATACAGGTAAAACTCCAAAAGACATGTTTGGATCTGTTAAAATACCAAACGATTTAGCGTTGGTAGCACAAGCTATCGAAGAGTATAATAATTAATTTTAAAAGAGAGAAAAATGTACGGAAGTAACGTAGAAAGTAACAGTACTGGCGGTGTAATGCCAGAAGTAGGTATCGTAGAGAACTGCGAGCTAACAAGTGTAACAATGAACACAGACAAAGGTGGTAGACTTGACTTCGAGTTTAAGCAGCCTAATGGTGCAACAGTAAAACATGCCGAGTTCCCTGCCAATCCAGACTATGGTGATGTAGAGAAACAAGCTACAGATGTATCACGTCGTGTAAAACATATTGCTACTAAATTTATGCCTGAGTCAGAGTTTGTGATTACAGATGTAAATAGTTTTGAAGAGTATGGCCACAAGGTTACAAATTTGTTTGGTCAGAAATATGCTGGTAAAAAGTTTAGAATGTTATTTATCTACAAAGGTAAATATGTGTCTCTGCCTAAGTATCCTAACTTTATCGAAGGTATGGAGACACCTGCAGAGAAGACTAATATCTATATTTCAGACTACAACAAGAAGAAACTTGTTAAGCCTGAACCAGATGCGGCTCCAGTAACACCAGAAACAGTAATGAGTACAGGTGGTGCTGAAATGCCGTTCTAATGTACGGTAGCCGTGTAGTAGAACTTAGTGATGAGGAGATTCTAAGCAGGATTAGCTGCTTAGACATCTTCTCTTACTATATAGGTAAAGATTTTAAATATGGTAGAGCTATATGTTCTCCACTCCGTAAGGATAAATCACCTTCTTTTACTATCTTTAAGCACAATAGTGGTAAGTATTTTTTCAAGGATTTTAGTACAGGTGAATCAGGCGACTGTTTTACTTTTCTTACTAAGCTCTTTGGTTTGAGACGATTTGATACATACAGACTTGTAGATAATGACTTTCAGCTTGGAATATCTACTACAAACTTTAATACGCCTACCAGACAATATGTAGGTGAGCGTATGAAAGAGTTGCAGAATATAGAACCATCTACTACTACTATACAAATTAAATCACGCCCTTGGAATGGGCAGGAGGATAAAAATTTCTGGTCTAAATATGGAATATGTTGTAACATCCTTAATAGATTTCACGTCAGACCCGCAGAACACGTGTGGGTTAATGATCGCCTCATTGTTAGCGCTAATAGGTACAATCCTATATATTCGTATGATTTTGGGGAAGGAAAAATGAAAATATACCAGCCATATGGCAAATACAAATGGCTTAGTAACACTAGTGCGTCGGACCTACAAGGTTTGAGCCAACTGCCTGATAGCGGAGACACACTAGTGATTACTAAATCATTGAAAGATGTTATGTGTTTGAGTATATGGGATATACCTGCAGTGGCACCCTCGTCAGAAAGTTGTGTCATTCCTGCAGATGTTGTCAAGAATTTATATGACAGATTTGCACGAATATACATATTATATGACTTTGACCGCACTGGCGTAGCTTTTGCTAATCAACATAGAAAGAGGTATGGATTTATACCATTATTTTTTACTAATGGAAAATTTAATACCTTTGACTACGGAGCGAAGGATTTGTCAGACTTTATAGCTAACAAAAGTCTTAGACATGCTGCAGAATTAATAGAACACACATGCCAAGAGGGATATTCATACCAGGAAACGTACCGTCAAGTAAGAACGGTAGAAGATGGACAGGAAGGTACTTTATAGTTTCTAAACAAACTCAACGATACTACAAGAATAGTAAAAAGTATTGGGTCGAGTATAAGAAAGAATTCAAAAAATTATTAAAGGGAAAAGATTCACAAAACAAAGCGCCGTATCGAATTACGTTTAAGTTTGTACGCAAGAGTAGACATAAGTTTGACTACATAAATCCTGCACAGACTGTACAAGATCAGATGGTAAAATTCGGGTGGATAACTGATGATAATGCAGAAGAAATGATTCCTATATTCTTAGAGTTTGAATACAATAAAGATAACCCAGGAGTTTATATTAACGTTTTAAAATCATAATTATGACAATACAATACACAGAAGAGTTTAAGACAAAGTGCTTTAACTATCTTAGACACTTCATGGATATTAGGTTACTGATGTCTGCTATAGATAATAGCAGAGATAGCGTTGTAAGATATTATCTCGAGAGAGCACTAGATGATCCAGAACTGTACGTGGATCATATGGCTGACGACGGAGATCGTATGGTTGCAAATGCTAAAATACATGCTCATGCACAGCGGCAAGAGCTATACAATGAATACATGGAATTATTAACTAAAACACTAGACAAACAAAATGTCCGAAGAAAATTACTACGGTAGAGAAGAAATCTCTAACAGCGATTTAAATGAGTTAAAAGTATCTCCTCGCAGATTTGTTATGCGAAAACAAAGAGAGATGCAAACAAAAAGTGCCGCTTTAGAACTTGGTACTCTTATTCATAGATTTACGCTAGAACCTGACACATTTATACTAGCAGACGTAGAGCCTGTTGGAGGTAAAATGGGTGAGTATATTAAATCTTATTATGAGTTAGAGAAAGTTGGTACGCCAGAAGATAAAATAGCTGAGATGGCGTATCAGATGTCTGGTTATAAACCATCTCATTCTAAACCAGAAACTATTCTTAAAAGCTTTAAAAACAAAGAAGAAAATGTAAAGTTTTATGAGTTTCTAAAAAATGCAGAAGGAAAAATAGCGCTTACACCAAAAGATAAGCAAATTGTAGAAGGATGTCTAACATCTTTACGCGGTCATGTAGTATCTAATAAGTTATTATTTACAGAGTATAATGAAGAATCAAACACAGAAGCTTTTAACGAGCGAGAGATATTCTTTAAACAATATGATGTAGATTGTAAATCTAAATTAGATAGAATTATTGTAGATCACGATAATAAAACAGTGACTATTGTAGATCTTAAAACTACTAGTAGCCAAGTTTATGGTACATGCGAACCATTGCCAAAAAAGCTTAGAACTGGTGTACTAATTAGAGATTGGCACGTTACAGGTTTTATGTATGCCTGCATAAACTACTCTTATTATAGACAACTAGCATTTTATATAAACGCTGCTATTGCTGAATACCCAGACTATGGGGTAGAAGCTTTTATTGTTGCTGTAGATACAAAAGGTTCGTATGATGTAGCAGTATATAAATTACCTCAAGAATGGCTTGATGAAGGTAATGAAGAGATAAAATGTCTTTTAACCGAGTTAAAACATTATAAAGAAGCAAATAACTTTAGTGTAAAACAAGGATACGAAGAGGTTGTATCATATTAAGTAGATTGTGATGGGGAAGATTGATATTGTGCCGAAACAAATGCTTAACAAGAGCTATACCTACATTCTTCCTATGCTCAGCACAAAACTAGATGTTGTTAAACAGAATCTTATCAATGCTTATATAGGCGCTGATGAGTATTCTGGATACGACAATCATATTTTTTTGCTGTATAGATATGTAGGTAATCCAAGATTTATAGAATACGAAGATTACTTAGAACATACTGTATTGTTTAAAGCTAAATACGATCCTGATAAATATCATGTAATGTTTATTTTTGATGTTCCTAAAGATTATCAGAGAGAGTATGATTTATTTAAAAAAGGCAAATATTCTAAGTTTTCTCAAGAATATAAAATCTTGATATTTAAATTTCATCAAATTTTAGACGAAAATCATAAGGTGGCTAAAGTTCTTTATAGACATCCAGATCTTAGAGAAGAGATAGAAGACAGATTAGATACTGTACTTCCTGAAGACTCTGAGCTATCTTCTGTACCTGATCTTTCTATAGAGATGTATACAGAAGAGATGAAAATAACAGACCCTTTAGTTCCACCAGAAAATCCATTTGAATAAATGAAACTACAACAACAACACCACGTCGACGAAGTTATCGGCGTACAGAAACAACACAAGTTCAAGATCACGGACGGTTCACAGGCTATCATTATGGATAGCCTGATTAATTTATACTCGGATCCTATTGGTTCGATTGTCCGTGAGATCACTTCTAATTGTATCGACGCAAATCGTGAGCGCGATCTTAAACTAGCTAAGAAGATTCCTATGGAATCCGAAGACGACACTAGTTTCTGGTCTGATAAGCAAACGGTTTGCATCGAATACATTACGAAGAACACCATCCTAGGCGTGGATGAGTGTATGATGTTCCACGATTATGGCTGCGGTCTATCTCAGAAGCGTGTGCAAGATGTATTTACTACATTCGGCGCATCTACAAAGAGAGACAACAACTATGAGATCGGTGGTTTCGGCCTCGGTGCAAAGTCACCTTTGGCTTATGCAGATACCTTCTATGTATCTAGTAGACACAATGGTACTGAAACATATTATATGATTTATCGTAACAACGATAACGTTCCACATATGGATCAGGTATATCAGGCATCTACAGATCAGCAGAATGGTACTACTATTATTGTACCTATTAAACATCGATATGATGCTTCTGACTTTAGAGATGCTATTAGTAATCAGCTTGCATACTTTGACAATATTGTACTAAAGAATGTTGAAGAAGGTATAGGTGCAGTTCGTAACTATTATCATCATAAAAGTGTAATAGAAGAAACAGATTCTTATATTATTACTAATGAAGGTTCAGACCCATGTCTTCTTGTAGGTAGAGTTAGGTATCCTATTAACTGGGATTTACTAAAAGGTGTAGACAAGTATGATTACAATGCTAGTGTAGCTTTTAAGTTCCAGATTGGTGTGCTTGATCTTGTACCTTCTCGCGAAGAGATACGATACACTCCTAAAACTATTACACTTATTCAGACAGCTCTTAATAATGTGAGAAAACAGTTTAAGGACGATTTATCAAATAGGTACTCTGATCTTACAGACTATATTGAATATCTACTTGCTATATCTAATATAGGTAATGGTGGTTATCGATATTCATGTCTTACAAGTAGTGATCCATCAGCTGTAAAAGCTAGTATGGCACAACTAACAGCTTATGATGTACCGTACAAGCCTAATGAAGATCTTACTCCTGGTGCTCAGTACAATGGTGGTAATGCCTTTCATCAAATCTTTGATGGTATATCTGTCTACCACTGTAAGAAAACTAGTAACTCTTCTGCTATAGGCGGCGAGACTATATACAACAAAGAGATATTTGACTGGCCTACTTTCTTTAATGCTATGAAAGAGGTGGAGCATATGTATTATGTACAAGGTAACTTTAATAAACTTAAAAGTTATGGTATTATAAATGATAGAGAAGAGGGATCTTTTGTAGCATTTAAAGCAGACGTACATAAGATAGGTGCTAAACTTGATGCTAAATCTCACAATCTTAGCGACTCTCGTACTGCAGATGTAAAACGTATGGTATTTAATATTGTGACTAGAGCCCTTGGCAGGTCTAAGTTTAAATTATCATATGATGATGTAGAAGATGCAGTGCTTGATGCGGCCCATGGTGATGTGGTTGATAACAAGACCCGTCGTAAGATAAACAAGATGGTGTTTGCTCGCGATGCTTATGTTAAAAATACTGGTTATGAGGTAGGCATTAAGCATTCTAATAACGAGTATAAGATTTCTGATCTCCAGGAGAAGCTGCAGGCAGAAAATCCTACTTTAAAAGCTGTTGTCTATGCTGAAACTAAAGATATATGTGAACTTGATAAGGTTACTAAGATACTTAGCAGTGATCAAAATAATATCCACAATGCATATGGTGGTTATGATCAGTACTTCACTAAAGGACCTTACAGAGTTCTAAAAGTATCTAAAGATGTAGCAAAAGAGTTTAAAGATTTAGAAGGATTTATAACAGCACATGAGTTTATGAAAAGCCCAAAACACCTGCAGAGATTTATTACTGCACAGCAAATCGGTAAGTATATAGAAAGTTTTAAATTCTTATCTAACTATAAAGAGTATGATGGACCATTGTATGGTTTATATTGTTCTCTTAATAAGTATCATAATGACAATACCAACAGTTGTTGGCGTTGTGACGATGATATGAAACCTATAGTTAAAGAGATTATGAAACTAGATATACCAGACGATGTTAGGTATAGTATGAAGATGATAAATAAGCTAGAAGAAGTGATAGAATACTCACAAGGTTTAGACCTTTTGAATCATGTAGACTTTGTTCCAAAAGCTAGGAAATCTATAGAAGATTTCTTATCTTTAAAGGATAAAATGCCTGACAATCAACAAGTTAAATTAACATTAACAGCTAAAAATCAAAATGAAAATGAACTACTTAGTAGCTAAAGTAACACCTAGTGATGTTACAGTAATTATTGATGGAAAGCACAAGAGAATCCGAAAGGATTCTCCTGATGCTGAATTGGTTATTGCTCTCGTAAAGCAATACAATTCTTGTAAATTTCTTGAAGAGAGACAAGATATTATTACAAAGATAGAAGAACTTTGCAATCCTGCAAAGAAAATCGAATTTAATTCTGATGGTAGATTTGAATTCGATGGTAATTCAGCTATGTATCTTAAAGGTACAAGCGATCCGATACCTGAGTTTCTTGCTAAAAAGCTTTTGGAGTATATCGACAAAGGTTTGAATGTAGAAGCTCTGGTTAACTTCTGGAAGAACACTTTGCTTAACCCTGATAAAGGTGTTAGACAACAGTTGTTCAGCTTCTTAGAACATAATGGTCATCCTATTACAGACAAAGGTTATTTCTTGGCATACAAAGCTGTTGCTGTCAAACGTAAGTTTGATGTAGAAACAGGTGAGGAGATAATTAATGTTCGTTATGATGAAGAGACAGGTGAACGTGTAGAAGAGAAACTATCTCAGTCTATGACGTTCAAGCCTTTTCATTCTGGCTCACACGGTATGACTATTAAAGTCGGCACGCCTATAACAATGCCGAGAGAAGAGTGTGACTCTGATCCTGATGTAACATGTTCAGCAGGTCTACACGTAGGTTCTATGGCGTATGTTCACGATTTTGGACATAGTGATAGAGTAGTATTGGAGGTTTTAGTTAGTCCTCGTAATGTTGTAGCGGTGCCATCTGACTACAATAATACGAAGATGCGTACTTGTGAGTACTATCCTATTGCTATTACAAATGGTGAGAATGAGAACATTTATCTCGAATCTGATTATGCTGCCCATGATCATGAAACTATGCAAGACGACATCGTTAAATACGAGGAGTCTAAGAGAGATGTAATCAAGGAAATCGAGCGAGAGCTTGCAGAACGGAAAGCAATAGCTGAAGAATTGGTATCATGAGCCACACTGCAACTGATATGATTAATACTCGTAACATTGCAGTGGATACTATTGGTGAATCCTGGGCCCAGCATTTGGGCTCAGAATTCTCCAAAGAATATATGAAGATATTATCTGCAACTCTTAAACGAGAAAGAATGACGCATACTATATATCCTGAACAACAGGATGTATTCAATGCATACATTCATACTCCTTACGACAAAGTTCGTGTCGTAATACTGGGCCAGGATCCGTATCACAATGGTGCGGCGGATGGTCTAGCATTTAGTAGTAAGAAGCCTGATTTTGTGCCTCAGTCACTACGTAATATATTTAAAGAGATCGGTTATGAAACTAAATATCCTAGTCTAGAGAGATGGGCAAAACAAGGTGTGTTATTACTTAACACTTGTCTTACAGTTCGTAAAGGTTTGCCTAACTCGCATTCTAAAATAGGATGGCAGAATTTTACTTTTAAAACTATACAATCTTTAAATGATAAAGATCATGTAATATTTATGTTATGGGGTGCACATGCTCAGAAATATGATGAGTATATCGATCCTAAACATACCGTATTAAAATGTGCGCACCCATCACCATTCTCCGCTCACAGAGGGTTTTTGGGTAGCGGACATTTTAAATGGATAAATGAATATTATAAACAAACAAACCAGCCTACTATAGACTGGTAAAAATCTAGCGTGTGTTGTTGATTACTTGTTGTTGTTGTGCTAGATGTAGGAAAGGGGCCTTGTGCCCCTTTTTCTACTAATCTTGACAAGCTACAAATACTTCAATTTGTATTGTACCACTACTAGATTTTGCAGATATAACATCTATATTAGCTAAACTTTCTCCTGTACCAAGAGCAGTATCGCCGTCTTCGTGCCCATCCATCATGTTATTTCCTAGTAAGAAATGATCTTCTGATTCTAATTTTACAAAATATTCTGAATCTGACTGACTTACTCTTAATGTAATGTCTGCAGATCCATCTAAGTTTGTAATACGTAAGTATTGCACAGAGTTATCTTTAAATGTGCCTGCAGATGCAGCCGAATCAAATTTAACTACGTCTACATATGCTGTACCTACATCCATAATTCTATGTGATACCTCGTTTACAGTTTCAGTGTGTGTATTTGTTGTACCTCTATCAGTACTACCATCTCCCATAGAGACAGTTTCAGTCAGTGTTATCGTTAAGTTTGCCATTGTCTATAATTATATAAATTTGTATTAATCCTAAAAAAAATTGTACCTCATAATAAGGTGCATACTCTTCTGGTTGGAAGTGTCTTACTCCAAATAATAATCCTTTTGCCCAATTTATTCCAAAAGCGAATTTCATTAATTGTTGTTACCGTATAAAAATTTAAGAGAGTTTTCTACATCTCTATCGAACTGTTTAAATATAGGTAGTATGTCTCTAAGTTCTTTACCTATCTTTGTTCTACCTTTTCTTTTACCTCTAGTATAAGTTTCAAAACCTCTTCCAGTTGCTAGTCTCGGTATCTCCTTTCCAAAAAATCTTAAAAATAATTCTATTGCATTCTCAAGCATGCTTACAGATGCTGCAGGGCTTCTCATAATTCTTACTAGCTCTACAGGGTTTACATAGAAAGATAATTCAGAATATAATCTACGTACAAAAAATGATCCGTAAAGTAAAAGTTTTTTCTCATCGTCACTAGGCGCTGCTTTAGCTGCAGCTAGTAATAGTGCACTACTTACTCCTGATAAAATCATTTCTACAATATATATTGTAGCTCTACGTATATCGCCTCTTTCTCTTTCTGACAAAGTATTCCATCTATCTGCTTTTAGCTCTGCTTTTAAAAGTTCTCCTTGACGTATTAGTGTTGACACGTACCTCACAGCTTCTGTAAACATACCAAACTGAAAGTCTTCAGACTGTCTACTATAATCTAGATCATCCATGCGTAGGTCTTCTCTAGGTGTAAACATTTTATCTGCACCTCTATATTTTTCTAATCCTCCAGGAATTAACCATCTACGCAGGGCAAATGCAGCTCTACCTAGTATATATCTCTGTGCTAGCGCATTATTTTTGCTAGTATAGTTACCGTTAACATAATAATTTAGTTCAAATAAATGTCGTGTTACTTTAAACTCTGCATCAGCTAAGTTATTATTTTTTACATTTATAATCCTTCCTGTTTTAAATACTAGAGCTCCTATGTCTAGTCCTTCTCGAACTTTAAGTTTCTTTTCTTTCGCTTCGTAAATCTCGTCAAACGACATCGCTTGTTTTCTATCTTTTACGACTTTCCCCTCCTTATTTATATATTGCCCTTTACTGTTTTGTATTTTTATTGCATTTAAAAAAGAATACATTAACAAATGTTGTACATAATGTTCTCCCATTTGGTGGAATGCATGCAGTGTACTTTTATCAGCGCTTTGACTAAGTTTAGTTGCAGCCATAAATCTTTTTAACGCAGGACTCCAATCTTGCTCTGCCTGAAACCGTTCTCCTAATAAGTTTGTTAGAGCTCCAGGTCTCATTAAACCTATATCTCCTAGTATATTAGGTAAATCAATTCCAAATTTGTATTCTGCATCTATTATGTCTCCAAATCCATACTCTACATCAAAGTACATACCGCTCATAGCGCGCATAGATTGTATAGTTTTAGATTGAAACACGGAGGCAAGGGCAGAATAATGGTTAAATATAAGCATAGTATCAGATGTCCATGCCATCAAGCTGCTAGCTAATTTATTTAGTTTACCTGATCCTATATTTTTAACACCATACAATCTATCTTCTATTACAGATGATAGATTTTTGTATACGTTAGAAGCTACACCATCTTCCATTTCAAAAGACAGTTTATCCTCACCTTTTACTTTTATTTTCTGCGCTTTCTTTTTTCCCCAATGTGATTTTCCTACTTTACTAGCTCCCACCACTTGTTTTAATGTTTCTAGTTCTGCTTGTACGTAAGAACTTTCTTCGTAGTTTACAGATCCCCAATAATCCATTAACAATATTGATGGTAAGTCATAAGACTGTTCAGACAAAGGTACTTTGTCGTCCTGTCTATAGTATACAGGTATTTTTTGTTGCACTTGGCCGTATTCATTTAGTGTTGTATACATTAGTGCTTTTACCTGTTCCCATTTACTTATGTCATCTGAGTTGTCTTGACCCTTTTCATAATAATCAATATCAGATGCTGTAAGTGTAAAGTTATCTTTGTATATTCTTTTTATAGCTGGTATCAGACCGTCTTCAAAACTAGTCTCCATTAATGTTTTTTGTATTGCGGGTAATTTTAATCCTCTTCTGTTAGGATACATCTCATCTCTTTCTGTGATCATGTCACGAAAGAACCAATACATTTTGTATTCTATTTTATTTTTATTTTTTTCATCAGCAAAGAATGCAAATCTAGGATCTATCCATTTGTCTGCTACATTATATTTACCAGACTCTTTATCTCTACTTTTTACATTTTCATTGTACCATTCTATGTATTCTTTTTTAGCTTCTATGTATTGGTAACTGTTTATACCATGCTCGTTCTGAGCTTTTATCATAGGATCTAAAAACTTTTTTCTTTCTGTCCAGAATTCAGGTTTGATTTGGTCTACTAAAAACTTTGTAAGTTTACCACTTTCTTCTCTACCAATCATGTCTCCCCACAAACTACGCATGTCTCTAGTATTTTTACCTTTAATATACTCAGACCACAATTTTTCTAGTTCTGTAACTTTTTCTACAGTTCTACGCATTGTTAGATAATCCTTCTTATCTAAAATCTCTGCAGCTAAAGATATTATATCATCTCCCATGTTACGAGCGTCAAGCATGTAGTGTGCAAATCCAGATATATCTTTAGGATTATCTTTTAGTATACGCATATAGTTATCTACTTCTGCTTGCCTAATCATATCTGCATTACGCTCCATTTGATCTGCCACAAACTTAGCTCTAGCTTCTTGATATAGTTTACGTGTTTTAGTTCTACTACCGTCTAGCGCATTATCTTTTAGGCCTTTAGATTTTCTCCATTGTGTGTATGTTACACCACCTTTTTTAGGATTAGCAAAATCATCTGAGTACATTCTAAAATATGTCCTAGTTACTTTTCCAGGAATAGACCCCCATTTATTTGCAATGGCTTCTCTAGCTTTAAAATTAAATCTAGATTGTACAGATGCTTTGAGTGCTAGTATTTTTTCAAAATCTATACCTTTACCACCTGTATTATCTTTTGTAACATACAAGTTTAGATCTCTTTCTTTAGATACAAGTTCTATTACTTCATCTACAGTATTTATAAACTTTAGTCTTTGATCATACTCATAGATTGTAGCTATATCTAGTGCTCCATCTATTTTTAGAATCTGCTCTGCATTTTTTAGCAGCTGTTGTACAGTTTGCAAGTAAGATTTTAGAGCGACTCTATCATTAAATTTTTCTAGCTGCGCTGCTAGAGCTTCTAGATCTGCCACATATTTAGACCTCATGTAGTCTATACGTATTTTACGGGCTTCTTCTACAGACGTAGCATTTTCTATCTTACTCTGCAGCTCTTCGGCCCCCATCATTTGTATTTTCTTAGCAGTTCTTAAGTTTTTTACACGAGTCTTAACTCGTTTTACAAGATCTTCTATTATTTTATCCCGTGTTGCCTCCTGATATTGTGTTCCTAACAGTAATGTAGATTCTTGCTCTATTTCTATTGCAATCTCATTACTATCTATAACTTCAGCTACAGCTTTTATTGTAGGATAGCCAAACTCATCTAGTCTAGGGTCTTCTTTAGAGAATGTCCCTGCATTTACAGCAGATAACCAGTCACCAAACAAATCTATAAACTGCGGCGAGTGTACAAAGTCAAATACAGCTTCTGCACTATCTTTAAATCTAGCGCTATTGTCTAAGTCTATTTTTAATTTACATGCCATAATTAACAAATGTCTCTCTCAGGATTAATATTTGTAGGTTTTTTATCTACTTTAACTGCTATTTCTCTTAAGCTGTTTTTAAATTCTCTATAACTTGCTAATTGGAACTGTTTTAGTTCTATTTTAGGGTCATTTTGCTCAAAGATACTATAATTTACTTTCTTTTCTGCGTAACCATCAGGATCATATCTATACTCATTTACAGTATTACCTTTAGAGTCTTTAAATCCTAGCGGAGATATAACTTCGTATACAGGATTTTTAATTGTTTGTCCTTCTACTGTTGAATATTTTAAACCAATTAATTTATATGTCAAACTTCGTATAGCTCTAGTTTTTGTGTAGATAGGAGTTCCGTCGTCTTTGTATCCCATTATTCTAGTCTCTATTTCTCCTAGCACATTGCTTTTTATAATAGGAGCATACACAACTTTACCATCTGCTCGTCTTCTTTTTACAGCCTCTTTGGCTCTACCTGTAAGAGTTATACTAAGTTCTTTTTTAAACGGTACAAACTTACCTTTTGCATCTGTAAATCCACTATTTTTAATATCTCGCTGAACTTTTTTAGGCTTTGTACCAAGATCTGTAACCATTCTAGGGTTATCTGTGTTATGACGTAGAATTTGTTCTACCATATCATCTATAGATAATAAACTTAAGTCAGAAAGGTCTTGTTTTACATATTCTGCAAATCCGCTGCTTTTATTCCATGTCATAGGTATGTAAGAGTGGAAAGAATTTTTATTATTATTAAATCCAGACACAAAAAACGCCATATTAACTAGTTTTATTGCAAACTTTCTTGTCTTAGGATCTATATATAAGTCTTCCCATTCCTGCACAGCTAAGTTGCGTATCTCAGGCGGCACGCTCTTAAGTCCTCTAGCGTATACATAACTAGGTAGTTCATTTTGTCCAAACGCCTGCAATTTACTGCTTAGTAATTTATTTAACAGTATATTATCAGGATTATCTTTTTGCATTTTTCTAAATTCTACTACAAAAGAAGCGGCTTCTGATTTAGAAAATAGTAAGTTTTGCATACCAAACTCTTCTGTACTTGCTAGCTGGAATCCAGAATACAAATACGTGTACATAGTGTCCACTAGTTTTTGTCTGTTTAGAACGTTATCTGTCATTAATGTTACATCTAGTAATTTATGTAACCCTTCTACCATAAAATCAGACTCTGATAAGAATTCGTCTTGGAATGTATCTAATATATAGTCTACGTACTGGTGCGCAACACCCATAAGAGTTAGCCCGTCCGCACTGTTGTTTTGGTACTTACTGCTAAAGTTTAAAAATCTAGGATCTTTTTCTAGAGATTCTTTTTTCTCTTTTTTCATCCTAACTTCTGTAAGGTTTCTACCAAGGCCTGTAGATATAAGTCTAGAGCCTAGCATTTGTTCTAACACTGCTTCTCCATGCTCGTTTAGTCTTAAGAATTCATCAAGAATAAACTTTTGCATGTCAAAATAATTATTTTGTCCCTCACCAAAACGCAGCAAGTCTTCTAGAATTGGTATTGTTATTTCTTGTGTAGCATTTACTTCTTCTACAACTACATCTTGCTCTTCCACTTCTAGTGTAGTTTCATCTAATTCTGCTATCTCATCGGTCTCTTCTTCTACCTCTACAGGAGCTTCTTCTACTTCACGTGTTTTAGGGAAGAAATCTTTTTTAGTTTTATTTAATGCTTTTCTTTTTATTGCACTGTTAGTTAGCTGCCTATCTGTAAGAGCTTCACTATCTAGTGAGAATAAATTGTCTACATATTCTCTAATTACAGGTTGTGCTAGGAATCTATTTACCCATTTGTAGTTTACACCTGCACGTAATAATAAGAATGCTACGTTTACAGTGTGTGTGTTAAAGTTTACATACGATATATACGGATCTTTTTCAATATCCACGTTTGCGTTCATGTATGCAGATATAACTTGCGTAATAAGCATGTCGTCGCCTATAACATCATTTCTAGATAAATCTGTATATTGTACAAGTTCTTTGTTTTTAGTTCCTATACCTATGTGTCCGTATCCTATATATTCTGTCAGCTGTAATCCTGCAAGCGCAGATGGTATATGGTCTACAATATTATTTGCTACAGACCCTACCATTTTCTTACCCATTAAGAATCTAGTCTTTAGTGAGTCCTGGTATACAGGGCCAAAGAATTTAAGATTAGTCATAACCTTATCATCTCTTCCTGCAAATGCCATTTCGTATACAGCATTAGCGTCATTCTTTAAGAATCCCGTATCTGTAGGGAATAGTAACTCGCCGCTTTTTTCTGCGTTCTGCAGTATAGATTCCCATACTTGTATTCTTTTGTTTTCTAATCCTTCCTTAGTTTCGTCTACAACTTTTCTTCTTAACTTGCCTTCTGTAAACTCTAAGTGTGGCACTAGTAAAAATATTTTATCAATATCGAAGTCACTACCTGTTAATGTTGTCATACCGTCAAACACTACAATAGAGTCTCCTGATCCTTTAGGTAGTATTCCTGCTATTTCCATAGAGAATATAGATGCTATGGATTGGTTTGGTATACGATACCCTAACAGCTGTAATGCATCTTTATCTATTAATGACTGTAATTCTGTATCACTAAGTTCTTCTACAGATCTACCATCTTTAGGTTTTATTTTATCTATAAACTCATACGGTAGTAGTATTTGTCCAGGAATTATTTTTTTATTTTGTAAATCTAGTTGCGGCGCTTTTAGATTTTTTGTATCTATAATCCACCTGATTCTGTTTCTCTCATCCTTTTTTAACTCAGAGTACCTCGCAGAGTCTTGCCCCAGCCCGAATCCAGTTATCTGCACAAACTGTCCTCCAAGTGCCTTATATAGTATAGACTGTTTACTTAGTGCGTTTGTCAGTGCGCTTTGCAAACCTCTTCTGTCTTGGAACATAGCGTCTAGTGGTATAGTACCGTCTTCTAGACCTTTTATCATGTTATCATTTTGTGTATCTAGATAACGCTGCATTAATTTTGCATGTAACTTAGAGTGATCTGCTATACCAGGATCTAAAAAGTCTTCGTTAAGGCCGTGTTGCTGTGCAAACTTTTGTCTACCTAGCTCTGCTATCTTAGCTTCATTAGTATAGTAATCCTGTAATAGTTCAGCACCGCTGTTGTATCCAGGATAAGCTGCATCTAAATCTATATTAGATAGCACAATTTGTTTAGGCTGAGAACCTACTATTGTAGATGTAAATCCTTTTGTAGGTAGCTCTTGTGCTAGGCCCATCATTTCATGATTCTCTAAAGAAAAGTCTAGGTCAAAGTCATCATTTATTACACCATCAGTATCTATTTTAGTTACACTTTTTGCTCCTGCTTTTATAGCACTAATTACAGCAACCTGTGCTCCTACAATACCTTCATCAGTTGTGTTCTCTTTTTCAAACGCCACCATTTTATCATACAGTGATTTTAGTGGTGTTGTTTCTACCAGATCAGGCCAGAGAACTACATATGCAGTTTTTTCTATTCTAGGTACATTATATTGCCCTTTAACATTAGTACCTCTAACTGTAAACTTTTGCGGTGTAAAATTAACTTTTTTATAGTCACCTTTTTTAGCTTTTCTACGCATTATACGGTCAAAAGCTTTTTCTCTAGCATCAGGCCATCTGCCTAGCCCTCTTTCTCTTTGTCTAAATAACTCAGGTGTTATCCATGTAGTACCATCGGTAAGATCTACTTCTTCAAACATCTGTGCTATGTCTTTTCCTAATGCTTTTGTCCATTTAGGATCTGTAAAGAATTCACCAGGACTAATTATATCAGTTACAGTTGCATGGTAATATTTAGGATTTATAGCCCACTTACCTTTGTGCTTGTATATTCTAAATCTTTGTGTAGGTGTAGTAAAGTGTCCTGAACGTTTAGGTACATCCTCCATAGATTTATACATTGCAGGGTGTCCTACAAACATACCCATGGCTTCTCTTGCAGCTATAATACTGTTAAATACATAGTCACCAAATGCTCTTGCAGATATTTGTGTGCTAAGTGTATTACCGTCTTTACCTCTTCTAGATTTAAAAGATTGTATTAGATTACTATCGATTGCTTTTGCAATTAGTACACCTTGTTTGTCTTCAGAATATACGTCGTATTTTTTAGCTAACTCTAAACTTTTTATAAACTCAGATTTAAAAGCATCTTCTATCATCTTTTTTACTTCAGGATCGTTAAGAATCTCTTCTGTAAGATGCATAGGTAAATTACGAGTGTACTGTGTGTCTGATGCGGCTTTGTGGTAAAGTTGTAGCTTCTCTGCTAGCGGCGTACCATATGCTAAGTCGGGGAACATCATAGTCTCTCCTTTAAATACATTACCTGTTGGTAATTTAGTTTCAGGATCGATGAATTGCTTTGTCCCATCTTTATTTAACTTGTAATGGTAGTTTAGATACAACTCATCTTGAGGTAGTCTATCTCTACCAAACACGTGGTTCCAGGCCTGTCTTTGTGACTCTATGTCTGCTACTATATATCTTTGGAATGTAGAGATAACATTGGTGTTACTAAAAGTAACTTCGCCGTTTGCATACTCTACACCAGAGTCTATGTTTTCAGGGCCTTGTAGATAGTGTTGTGTGCTAGATGTACCTGTAGATACAGTTGTATACTGACCGTTTAATACTCTAGTTATATTATTTATCATTGCATCAGCCCCTGTAAGGTATGTATTCTTTTTACCTTCAGATTTAGTAGCTACGTTTACCATATGAAGAAACTGCTTTATTGCAAAAGCGTTGTCTTCATTTTCTAATAACCAGTTTATCCATACAGATGTTTCTGTGTATGGTAACTTTTTTAGTTGCTCTACATAAGACTTATCGCCTTTTTGTATTCTTAATACTGCTGTGTGCAGGTAAGAATACATACCGTATTTCCAATACAATGTAGCGCCAGGTCCTAGTACAGTAGTTTCTAGCAAGTCTGCGTCGTACACACCTTGTGCTGTAGAGAAAGGCCTAATAGATTTCTCATCAAACATGATAGAGTTTATGTTACCCTCTTGGTCCTCTAGTACAGGAAACGATCTGCCTTCTTTTGTTGCTTTGTGTTTGTCTATAAGATTCTGTAAACCCAGCGAGCCTTTACGTGTACTACCTAAAAATACATATTTTAGACTTGACATTAATTTATTGGCTTCTATTGCAGGGTTATCAGACTGCTTAAATAAATACTCTAGCGCTACAGGGTCCGCCTGTATACCAATTGTATTCAATACTTTTGCAAACACCTGCGCTATAGGTTTTAACTGTATATCAGCTTCTGTAAGATCTTGTATGTTTGTTTTCTTTGCTTTAACTAGTGCCCGCTTGTAAACTTCTTTTAGTTTCTTATTAAATGCTGTGTAAGCGGCCACTGCTTTTTCTGCATTTCGTACATCTAATATTCTTTTACCTACTTGATTAGGTTTAGTCATCAGCTGCTCGTAGGCTATCTGCCAATTGTCTCTAATGTTTTTCTCACTAGATTGTACGTCAGGGCTTCCTATTCTTGTACCTGTTCTAGAAGTACCATCTACAAATGTAGTTGTATAGTCTAGCTCTGGCCGCATAAATGCTTGCACAAACTGTGTCTTCTTATACTGCGGCGCTCTTTCTAGCATTGCTACAAGCTCGTTAAACTCAGGGTGGAATCCTTGCACATCTTTTAATCTTTCTATCATCATCTCATATACATCTACAGTAGGGTCCGAAGAGTATATGTTACTTAGATACTGCATTATAGTTGCATATGTTTTTGTAAGATCTACTAAGGTAGGTTTACCAAGTGTCTTACTCATAACAGGTACAATTTTACCGTCTTCAAATGTAACGTTAAACAAACTTCTAATCATAAGCTTAACATTTGCTGTCAGCTTTTCTTTAGGATTACTAAAGTGTGCGTCTTTTACATTTAACGCTGCGGTTTTCTCATCTTCTTTTAGTTCTATTCTAGTTTCTCTACTCATTCTAGAGAATACCATTTCTAATAGTTGTGACGAGTTTACAGGATCTTTAGGATTGTATCTAGGCACAGGCATATTATTCTCATCAAGCAGAGGTACTCTGTTACCATCTTTATCCTGTACATCTTTACGTAGATATACTATGTCTTCAAAAATTTGCTGGTATAATCTATATGCTTTAGTTCCTTTTAGCTGTGGATTTTTTCTTAGTTGTATCATGTGTGCTGCAGCCCACTCACCAAAAAATCTGTAGTCTAGGTTTTTAACATCGTCAAAGTCTTGTACCTGGTACCGTTTATTTTTTACAAATGCTGCAGACAAAACATCAACTGCTTCTTTTATTTCTGCAGGTGTCATTCCTGGTATACGGGTTAGGCCTACAGGATACATGGCTGTAGCAGACTCTAGGTTAGAATCAAATATATACCATCTCTTTGACTGTTTTGTTTCAGGATCTATACTTACATAAAAGTTTTTAAATATCTGCGGTTCTCCGTTTTCGTCTACGTTATTACCAGACTCACTCTCTGCAAACCATTTATTAAAATCTTCTTGTTGTGTTATAAGATATGTATTATATGCTCTCTGACCATCTTGATTATATATATCATAGAGTTTTCCAAACAGTAAAGATGTTTTACCATTAGGTGCTAATACGGATTCTTTACCGCTCTTAAACGATTCGTCTAGTAAATTACACTTCATTATTTACAAGGTGTTTGATCATCTTCTTCTAAATTACTCATATCTATATCGCTATCAATATCATCTAGCGCTTCTAAATCGTTCATCCAAGAAGGTTCGTTATTATCTTGCTCAGGTAAAGATTCTCTCTTTACTTCTACTTCTTCTACTATGTCATCTATCTCTGGAGTTACCTGCTCTTCTACAAGAGATGCAAACATTGCTGCATTAATAGCTGCTTCTGTTTCTTCTACAGACATAGTAGTATTAAGGTCTGTTACAATTTCATCTGCTGCTTCGCTTTCTTCTGCTTTAGTAATACCATCTTCTATCATTTCTTGTTTTACAGACTCCATTAGTATTTCTCCTGCATCATCGTCTTCAACACTTTGCAACTCAAGTATAGGAGGTTTCTCCTCTTTAACTTCTTTTGCATACTCTGTAGGACTATTTATTACAGACATTCTAATACTAGGTTGTATAAACGGTGAACCTGTAGCTCTGTGTGTAAATGCACTAGTATTTACAACTAAATTTTCAACAAGCAAATCTACGTAATTAGGATCAGAAGTTCTAGACCGTTGTACATTAAATCTTTTATTTTCTACAAACCAGTCAATAATTTTTTCTTTATTATTTTCTATGTCTTGCGCACTGTAAGATTCTACAGATATTATACCCTCGGTTTCATTAGCTATTTTTAATAAATTATTTTTTACATCAAATCTAAACATATGTTTGTCTGTAATTTGATCATTTTCATATACTAGCATGTTTAGTAGCTCAGAGAATGTAGGCGTTAGTTCACTATTACTTATGTAACTAAATAAGCTTTGCATAAACTCTGCCTGATCTCCAAAGTCTCGTGTTTTTATATAGTCATTTATCCACGCTTCTGATACAATATCATTTAGTAATATTTTTTTAGATATTCTGTCTGTGTATATGGTATACAGCAACTCAGCAACTGGCCTGTTCAAGTTTTCTATAGATACACGTAGTGGGAATATAGAACCATTGTTCATTCGTATAGGCATGTATACTGCACCTTTTGTATCAGGATTTGTAGCGTATAAACTTAACTCAGGATACGTTCTACCAAAAGCATCTACATATTCACTACCATCGTTAAATACAAATATAACTTTCTGATCTCTAACTCTAGGGTCACCATTGTTTAACACTGTAGCTAAGTTATTCTTTTGTCCCTTACGGGTATCTAAATGGCCGCCGCTCATAGCTTCTATTTTTGCAGTGGCTTGTTTATCTTTTTGGTACAGATTATAAAAGTCTCTTCTAAAATCTTTTAACTCTTGCATTGCTTGATCCCATTTACTAGGGTCCATGTTACTAAATATGTACGGCTCTTCGTGCATATAAAATGTAAGAGTAGTTCCTTCATTTGTTGTAAGCGTACCTTTTATAGGTATTACTTTTAACTCTTCGTCTGTTAGATCTTGTTTATTTTTAAGTTTATTTACAGTTCCTCTAGGATACTGTCCGCCTTCACGTAGTTCTATATAATCAAAATCTATTTCCCATACAATATCTTTATCTTGTTGGGTTATGTCTCCTGTGTTAGGATTCTCTAAGTAGTTAGATGTAGTTGTATCTGTACCAGGAGTGTTGTTAAAAAAGTTTCTTACAGATTTCCACGCAGCTGTAAGTATGCTTTGTAGTTTTACAGGTTTGTCTTTTTCTATACCTGCCTGCAGAGTGTCATCTTCTTTAGATATTATTACTTGTAAATTTTCGTTTTCTTCTGCAGCTGTGTCATTAGAAGGTACTTCAGGATCTCTTTCTGTAGCTTTATTAGTAGTCTGTATAGATTCGTTAACTGTAGCAGATCTCTGCGCTTTTATTACATCTTTCTTTAGTATTCTACCATTCTTACCAGTACCCTGGATATTAGATATATCAATATTATTAGCATCAGCATAGGCTTGGGCAGATGGTGTAATATTAAGCTGATTTGGTCTAGGAGATTCTTTTTTACCTTCAGCCTTTACCTCTGCATTGTAATATGCGTTAATTTTATTATCATATTGACTAAGTAACTCTTTGTTTAGAATTTTATTAATACTTTCTTCAATTTGTGATAATTCAGCGGGACTGTAAGGTCCTCCTTCTTCTAAAAACTTTTTAGCCATTATCCTTTCTGCTATAGTAGCATTAGGATCTAATAATTTTATTTGTGCCTTATATTTATTAACTATATTTTTTCCTTTTGCAGATTCATTAGCAGCACGAATTAATTCTCTTCTATATCTTGCTTTATCTCTTTTCTTTACTGCATCCAACTTCATTTGAGTAGCTTCATCAAATGATAAAGTCTCAAGTTCTTCTTGCATTTTTTGCTCTAAATCAGATACATTATCTACTTGATTTGGCGTAGGAGGATCTTCTTTAGATCTTTCGTTACTCTCTTTATTCTCTTCATTTTTTGTTGCATTTTCAGCTGCTTCTCCGCTTTCTACAACAGATGCTATTTGTTCTTCAGCTTTTTTTATAGCCTCATCTCTTTCGTCTAATGCTTTTTTAGCTTGCTCAAATTCTTTTGCAGGATTATTATATATACCTGTAATCATTTCTTGGAATGCTTGCAGTTCTCTAGCTAATAATAAACCATCTGCAAACAAATCAAACAGCTGTTGCATTTCTAAATCATTTAGATTTATTTCTGCACCACTCATTTGTTCTAGTTGTTCTACAAATTTGCTAAACACTTCTTGCAAAACTTTAGAATCATTTAAATCTTTTTTAGTAAGTTCTAATCCTTTGAACCCTTCCATGTTTACAATACCAGCTGTAAGATTTAGAAGCGCCGTATTTATATCATCACTACGTCTGTCAAAATCTTTAGACATGTAAGAATAGTATGCTAGCTTTTGTTCTATCAGCGCTAAAGTCTGTGCATTTACATTAGGATCGTTAGATAGTTTACGTGCTATCTGCGGCATCATAGCTGCTATACCTTCTCTTATAGGCACAAGATTGTCTTCGTAGTCTTTTATTCTTTCTCTTAAAAAATTAACTTCTTTTTGTACATCTACTTTAGTTACAGGTAACCCTAGAGGATCGTTAGGATCTGTTTGCTCTCTACCAAAAGTTTCAGCAAATTGCTCATCAGACATATTAGATATGTCATCTAGCATTTCTAATAATATATCTATTTGCCCTGTTTCAGAAAACAGTTCTATAGTTTTAAATATTTTAAATGCCTCGTCTGTTTTTAATTTAAATATATCATTTTTTTCTAGAGCTTCTCTTTGTCGTTGCTCTGACTTAGTTAGACTTGCAAGATGATGTATATGTTTTAAAACATCTCCTCCTTCCTGCACCGCATTTATATCATCAACAACTTTTTTAGTTCTTTCGTATTTTTCTTGATAATCTTGCCACTCTGTAGGTGTGCCTCTAAAATATGATCCACCAGCTTCACCTAGCTTACCTAATAATGCTCCTAAAAACATAGCTTGTTGACCGTGCAGTTCTTGTGGTGTTTGCCACCATCCTTTAGCCATAGATATTCCCATACCTATACCACCGTCTATAACATCTGATATATCATTTAAATCAGGTGTGTATTCATGAGTAAAATAATCTTTTGCACCTCTTTCTAGCGCATACTGTATCCACTCTTCGTTCATTTCTGCTAGCGGACGTTTCCACCAGTTCTTAGCCCATTCTTTTACCCATCCTGCTTTGCCTAATTCTTTAAATATAGTTTTACCGCCTTGAGTTGCTATTCTAGCCTTAAGGTATTTACTAAATAAATTAGTTGAGCCTCCCCCAAATAAATTTTTAAACATTATAAGGTTAGACGCTCCAACGACTACAACATTTAAACCCCACGCTATATTAGCATAAGCCTCTGCTGTGTCTCTTATGTCTTGCTCAGACATACCTTGATACCTAGGGTCTCCTTCAGCTTGTAGTTTTGTAATAAGATCTATAGAGTTTTTAAGAATCATGTTAGCCTCAATAGAAGCTTCACCAGCTGCAGATATTAAACCTGCACCTATATAATTAGCCTTTGCTAATCGTGCAGACGTCATACCTGCTCCTTGTATGGATCTTCTAGCTAGTTGAAATCCGCCAGATATAGTAGACTTTCTAAACATAGCAGTTGCAGCTCTAGCGTAGTTTTTAGGATTAGCAATTTTCATCATTTTTGCTAATCCTTGTGCTACTTTTAATTCTGCAGCTACACCCCCTGTTGCAGCAGCACCTAATAAAAATCCTAAACCATCCATACCTTGGTCTGCCCAAAAGTTTGCTGTACCGATACTTTGTAACAAAGACATTTCTTCTTCAGCTGCAGATTTATGTATAGGGTATTCTTGCTTATACCATTGTTTAAACTCAGAAAATATTTCGTTACCAGGGTTATTAAATACACCACTGAATCTGCCTTGAGACCATGCAGAAGGTATACCAACCATAAGTGTATTAGTTGTGCTTAAAGATACTTCAAGAAAAGAACTTAATAAATTACCAATACCTCTAATAAATTTATTAGCGTTTGTTTGTTTTAGCGCAGTCTCTTCTTTTATATTAGTACCTGGATATATATCTATACCGTAATCACCAAACAATGATAAACCTGTTCTAGCTTCTCTACGTATAGCAGCTTCAGACTTGCTTTTCCCTATAGGAAAATACATATCCATAGGGAATTCACTTGTTACCCCTACAGGCAATATTCCAAATATACCGTCTTTATCACTTTTTATTACAAAGGGCGTTCTTTCGTTACTGTAGTGTTCGTAAGGATTATCTACATATCTACCAAAGTCTTTACCTTCTGTAACTTCAAAATTAGAAAAAGTATTTAAACCTGTTGTTTTAGGTTTTTCTACAATAGGAGACTCACTCATAGCCTCTTCATAGGTAGTACCATACTTTAAAAAGAATTGACTTTGTGGGCCTATTTCCATCATGCCATTTTCATCTACAAGATCGTCGTAAGCTTTAGAGTATCCTTCTGCAGTATTATAATCATTGTGTTTATAAGAATCTTTTACGCCATATATAGGAAACCCTTCTTTTTTAGTTACATCGCCTTCTTGATGAAAAGGCTGATCATCAGCAGGACCGTATACAGTATCAACTGTTTCGGGATTATTAAATTCTAAATGAAAATGTGCCTGCCCCTCGCGGGTTCTTTCGTCTATAAGCTCAGCGTTATGTCTTCTTAAAAAGTCTGCACCACGTTGACTTAATTTTGTAGCTTCTGCATCATCAAAGAAATAGTTTACAATATCTTTACCATCTCCTTCACTGTATCTAACACCAAAATCTATAGCGTTACCGTGGTTGTGATGTGAACCTTCATCTCCATGTCTATGTGCACTAGTGATTGTAAAGTCTGTGCCTGCAGAAGATGCTAATTCCATCAAACCTAAGCCTGCGTATTTACCTACTTCTGGTCCAGTAACACCTCTTAAATTTATAGAAGATATTGGAGTACGAATATCTGTTTCAGGTAAATTAGTTAGAGGATCTAAAGTTTGCGTATTCTGTATTGGGTCCGCTACAGGTAAGTTTAAGTCACTTATTTTAACCATAGTTTATTGTATTTGTATTCCAGATAACAAACTCTGTACTTGTGCATCACCATCAAAGATTCTGTATATTAAAGCCTCTAAACTAGGAGCTTCTGTTTCACCATTTTCAAATTCTATTGGCGTTATATTACTTGCAACTCTCAAGTTTTTATCTGCATCACCTGTTGGTCTATAGAAATACATAGAATATGTTTCAGACATTGGCTGTGCAGTAACTGCTTCTCCAGCATCTATATCTCTACCTGCCATAAGTCTCTTACGTTCTATACGTAGTTGATCTGTAGTAGGATCAAATAATAATTCTCCAGTTTCTTTATTTCTTATAGGCCCTTGACTTAACATTTTAGGATCTAATACTCTAAACTCAAACTCATCATTGGTAGAAGTTACTATACTCGATGTAGCAGTTTCTATACCTGATGCCTGTAGCGTTGGCAAGTATTGCATGTTTAATCTCATCTGTACACCTTGAGCCACTCTTTCTGCACCTATTTGCTGTGCTCTTTGAGTTGTCATACCTTGTGATCTAGCTTCATCTGGATTAGTATACAGCTGTTGCCCTTCAAATATATATTGATCTGCTAATGAATTATAAGCGCTTACAGATTTATCAGCATCCATAGTTATAATCATTTTATCTAATTGATTTATATAATCACCTACATTTTTACCAACTGTTGCTAGATTGTTAAGCATAGAGAAAGGTATAGGTTGTGGCTCTTTGTTTCCAACTTTATACCATTTAGGATCTAATACAAAGTATGGTTTACCTTCAAACAATCCTTCACCTAAGTATAGCTGTGGAGCCCAAGAGGTAGATACTCTAACCCCTTCTGAATCTATTTGTTCTCCTGAAATTGCTCCTCTAATTTTCTCAAAAGCATCAGCGTAAAGTTCTTGAACAGATCCTGCATCAGGTTGTAACATGTCCATGTAAGGACCTCCTTGATTAGTTACAAAGTCACTACTTCTTCTTTGTGTTCTATTATATTCTTGGTTATCTGTGTCTGCAGTAGGTTGATGATATGTAAACTGTCTATCTACATCTGTTATATTTTCAAAGCGCTCAAACTTATTTGCATAATCTTTATATAATCTTAGTACATCGCCAGGTATGTTAGCTCCTATTAACTCTTCAACACCAGTTACCGTATAATCTTCTATTAATCTATCTAGATCTACTTCACTATAGTCAAATAGATACTGTGTAATAAGTTTAAAGTGGTTATGTAACGCTGCATATGCTGCAATATCATCATCAGAGAACTGTGCTCTTTCATTGAATTCATCATAAAATGCTTTAGTCTCAGGAGATAATCTTTCCATTGCCTTTTCACCTATGGCTTTTCCAAACTTAGTGTAGTCTAATATATTTTCCAAAATAGTTTTATCTTTTAAAGTACCTGTTTTTAGAGGGAACTCTAACTTAGCAAGGTTATCTAGATCTGTTTGTATTGCAGTTATCTCATCGTTAAACGCTTGCGTTTCTTCAGGCCCTACATTTCCTTGTTCTAATTTGGTTTGTAAGTCTGTAAGTCTAGCTTTTTTGCTTCCTACTTCAGCTTGGTAGTCTTCATAATTAGTTACTCTACCTGTAGCATCTCCTAAAGGAATTTGTTGTGTGTCATAACTACCTCCTAAAGGTATACTATATCCTACTGTACTAGTTGATCCATCTTTACCACCTGCACCTGTCATAGATATTCTATCTACTGCGCTTACACCAGAACCAGCTGCAATCTGATCTAACAATGCTTCTCTTTGCATAGTTCTAAATTGATTAGATGCCGCTTCATTTTCTCCTACACGTAAGATTTCATCTCTTATCATGTTTTGTTTTATAGGTAGATTCTGATTGTATTGCTCAGGACTATCTACGCCTGCCATTTGCATTTGCATAAGAGCTACCAAAGGGTCATCTGACAATGGCAGTACTGTAGGATCTTTTTGTGAGTACAATTCAAATGCGCTTCCGTGCATGTCAGGATTGTATTGTTCTACTAATCCTAAGTCGTATGCTTCATTTGCCCAGTCTCTATACTCAGGCATTGCATTTAAGAATCTATTTGTAAGTTCTCTAGCTCCTTCAGCTGTTGTATACTCTCTTTTTGTAATTACATCTTTGTATCCTACTATGGTTTGTCCATCAGGACCATATTTAGGTTCCATGTTTACACTAGAGATTTGATTTTTATTTATCATCTCTTGTATCTTAAACATGTCATCAGTAACATTCTCAGGATGGAATTGTACAGGACCTCCTGTAAATTCTGTTCCTTGTGGCATTCTATCTATTTCACCTGCTTTAAATGCTTCTAAGTTTTGATTATACATTTGTGTTTGCTTAGCAAGCATAGCGTTAGCTCTATCTTGTGTATACAATTTTTTAGTTACACCGTCTTGTAAAGCTGCTCTCTGGTTTTGATATGCTTGACCAGCTTTCTTTAATCTTTTACCTGCGTCAGACATACCTGTATAATAATCGTATGTTAACTGTTGCATAGGAGCAGCCATTTGTGTAAGATCTCCGCCTGATGCTTCATATAACTCATTCATACGATCCATATAAGGTTTTGTAAGAACAGACGCCTCGTCTTCTGTACCAGGTATTACTGAATACGAATCTAGTTCTTGCATAAATGCTATATTAGACTTAGCTGTTGCATCGAACAGTTGTTCTTGTGCCAAGTTTCTTTGATATACTTCCTGATAAGGGTAGGGAGAGATTTGTGTCTGCTCCATTGGCCCTGCCATCATCATTCCTGTTAGTCCTCGTACTGCCATAATTTTAGCTTATAAATTTTCCTGTTTGTGTGTCAAATATTCTGTTGCCTGCCGTCATGTATCTACCACCTGTTCCTCCTGCTCCTGGAGAACTTGCAATTTGTCCTGGACTTACATTGTTTCCGTACATTTGTCCGAAATCAATATTGAAGTTTCCTTCTTTAAATCTAGCTGTGTTAGAAAGATCTCTAAATAAGTTATTTCTCTCTACTGCTAAAGCTGTATTAGCTGCTTGACCTATTCCTTCTTGGAACATTTGATATGGCATAGCTTGTATACCCATATTCATTTGATCAACTCTAGATTCTACACCTTTATTGTATCGATCAAGGCCAAAGTTAAATCTTTGTGCTTCATTTTCTAACTGTCTATTTAGATAATTAGTTCTTGCAAATTGTTGTCCTATATTAGGAGCCATGCTAGAAGCCATAGCCTGTCGTCTTCTTGGGTCTGGATTTGCGCCCAAAGCTGTTGCAGCTATTTGTAATGATGGTGATATTTGAGAATACGGATCTATTTTATTAGGACGCATTCTACCACTTAATTGATAATCAGAGGCGTTAAGTAATTCAGGCGGATTAATTATACCTGCTATACCACCTACAGTATTATATATAGAAGATGCATAAGGAAGTAGATCTTTTAAACCGAACTTATTACCATCACCAGTATTATTAGTATTAGTATTAGTGTTAGTAGTGTTAGTATTGTTAGTGTTAGTATTATTAACAGTAGTATTAGTATTAGTATTAGTATTAGTATTATTACTAAATATATCTGTTGCTGGAGTATAATTTCCTAAATCTATTTGATTATCTCCCGTAGATGTACCAGAAGTTACTATTTCATCTTGCGGCATCGTTCCGAAAAGTGACATTGTTTGTGGATTATTAAATTGTGGAAACATATCCGTTTGCATAGTATCCTCATTTAATTGTCCTACCTGCATATCAAATGATCCTATGCCTTCAGGCATTCCTGGTAACATTGTTCCTCCACTCATCAAAGCTCCACTAGCAGTGGAGTAAGGCCCTGTTATAGGAAAATTAAAATTAAACATACCCTCTTGTGCTTTAGGAGGTTTATTTCTGAATCGTATACTCATTCTATCTTTTTGTTGTTCTATAGGAATCCTTGAATGTCCCCTATACCTACCGCCTATAAGATTTTGTGGCTGCATTATACTTCGATCTGGGAGAGAATATATACCTGTCATAGAATCAGGTATATTAAATCTTAATGCATCTCTAGAATATGTAGGCCCTTCACCTGTCATACCTACTAGACTATTTTTAGAGTAGTCAACATAAAAAGGAGGGTTTGTATTTATCATTCCATTTTTTGCTTTCATATATGTTCCCCCACGTTTTGCCATATTAGTTTTATTACCGTTATTTTTTTGTTGCTCATCTACCTCTTCTTGTACTTGAGCCATAAGATTTCTTTTCTCTAACTCACCTTGCTGTCTTTCTATAAAATCAGTGCTTTTTATTTTTTCATTTGCTTCTGCAATCTTTTTATATAAAGCTTTAACTCTACTAGATCTACCTTGTAAATTACTAACTACGGTAGTTTCTCCAGGTGGTAGCACCATGTCAACTCCTCCTTTAGAATGAGGTTGATCGCCTTTTATTTCATAAGCACCTTCACCTAAATTATTTAATCCTGCGTTAGGATTTAAACTTTGTATCTGTCCTCCTTGAGTTAAAAGTAGTTCACCACTTTCTGCCTCTATGTCTGGGCTTTGAGTTATACCGCCCTCTTCATATTTGTACATCATAGTTCCGTATTTAGCATATGGAGATGGTGACCCCATAAATATTCCTGACATGTTTTGAACTGCTTGTGGGTTTTGCATTCCATATAAATTTCCTACAGCAGATCCTATGTTTCCTGCAGTAGATCGTGGCTGTCCCACTCCTGACGCATTTAATGCTTGTCCTGCCGCATCTAAAGCCATACCAGATCCTGGTACAGCTACATTTAATGCTTGTTTACCTACCTGTCCTACTGCAGAACCTATACCTTCTCCAATCGCACCAGCCGTTTCACCAAATTTTGTTCTGTATCCGTACTTTTCATCAAAGCCGAAGTCAGTTCCTAATGCTGATTCTATAGGTGATAGACCAGTGTTAACCGAAGCAACTGCTGCATCTCTAAGATGTCTACCTGCTTTAGTTCTTTTAAAAAAGCCTCCTCTTGCGTATTTATAAATAGTATCTTTCATAGGATCAAAGTTAGGGTTAAATAGTGAGTCTTCGTATCTACGAAAATTTTGGTATTCACTATCGTTATATGGGTCAAATGTTTCTGCTCCAGGCATACCCATTCTTATACCTCTATTTCTCATAGATTGAATAGTCATTGCCTCAGCTTCTTCAGGAGAAGGACCAAGTGAGTCTATCAAATTATATAAACCACGTCCAGCACCATAAGTAGCAAGTCCTGCGCCACCGTACAGGCCTGCTCCTTTTAATAGATACCCGTAAGCATCATCTTTTATAGCTGCGTTGTATTGAGGAAAATTATATGCGCTCGGATTAGAAGGTATTGCTCTAAACTGTGGTGCATCAACCATAATTTTTTTAGTAGTTCCACTTCCTATAAATTTAGCCTTAGGAATTTGTATCATTGATTTAGGACTTTTTGCAGCAGTAGTGTTATATCTGTCAATTCTTTTATTTAGATTTTTTAATTCTATATTGTCTATATTATCTAACATTTTAAGACCAAAGTTGCTATCATTAAATAGCAGGCTTAGTCCTTCTTCTTCTGGATCAATTACATTTGCTAAGTTTTTAATACCTTGGCCTCCTCTTAAATCACCTAAGTGTATTGCTGTCGCTTCTTTTGCTCGCCCTGCTGCAGTTATAGAACCATCAGCTCTAAACAAAGGTCCATCTCCTTTATACATTTTTAAAAGCTTATCTAGTTGAGTAGACTGTGTTTCAGTAAGTTTACCACCCTTTTTTAAATCTTTAAAATATTCTATAGCAGCTTTTGCTCTACTGTTAATTCCAGATCTACTAAGATCTCTTGCTTGAGTTCCAACAACTGATAATATTCCATCAGGATTAGGCTTTAAACCTCTGGTTTGTGAAGCAAACCTTTGCGCTGACTGAAGATAACGCCCAAAAGAATCTAAACTCATTTGAGGCATGTTTAGTAAATTTCCAGGCTGATCTTTTGCTTGTTGAATTACTTTATTAATGTTTTTATTCATTGCTGCTGTCCCTCTAACAGCATCTAATTTTGTAGGTATATCAAATTTTGGAATTGGGTCCTTATAACTTTTTTGTAAAGTCTCTGCTCCTTCTTGAACTCTTTTATTAAAACCTCTTCCTGTAAAAAAGTTTTGAGGTAAATAATCTGTGAGCCTATCTCGTTCACTAGCTATTTGTCTGTTTATAGGTTCAGACATTTTACCAAATATTTTTTCTGCACTTCTTCTAAATGGAGATACACCTCCTGACATCCCACCTCTTAAAGAAAATCCTTGTCCTTGTGCTTTAAAAGGATTAGTTATTGGGGGCAAACTAAATTTATTAGGATTATTGTTTTTTATATACTCACCCCAAACATCAAGTGCTTTTTGTTCAGTTTTATTAGTAGCTCCTCTTTCAGCTATTCTTGCAATACTATTATTGGCAGTTATTGGTCTATTTAAAATTTCATTAACACCTTTTCCTCTATAGAATTTTGCTGCATCAGCAGGATTATGTGTAAGAGCAAATGCATTTAGATTATTTCTTAAAGCAACTTTCTCACTCATAGTTACACCTGGAAGATTTCTACTATTGTAGTTGGCAGCATTTAAAAGTTCTTCTGGATTTTTATATCGATCCATTAAACTTAAAGAATGATCTATCCTATCTCCTATTACTCTTTTAGATGCAGGAACTACTTTATTAAATCGGCTACCTATAGGTATACTTATATTTTTATTGTAGTAAACATTAGAAAGACTTCCTACATCTTTTACAAAGTCAAAAGGAGCATCATCAACACCTCTAGCAATATTTGCTATATTTAAATGAGGATACGCTTCTTGTAAAGCTGACAGGCTACCTGCTTGTCCAAGCATATTATCTGTGCCTGCAAATGATTTTCCTGTAAGTAAACTATATCCAGAATCACCCACTTCATCAAAGCCAGCAATTTTTGCTTTTCCTTTTTGTCTTTTTCCTTGCGCCTCAACAGAATCAGAAATAAAATTTCTAACATTAGTTCTTAGCTGAGGATTTCCTTTTAATCCTCCTGTAGCATTAATATCTTCAAGCATTCTTAGCATTCCATCTTGAGTAGTGCCATACTCATCAAGATTTTTCAAACGTCTTTTAGCTTCTCTGTAAGGCTTACCTTTAAGAAGTCCTTTAGTTCCTTGAAAAGCGCTTTTAAGTGCTTTATACATAGGAGCAGATACAAATGGTAAAGATGCCATTGCAGTATACATAGCAGCTTCTTCTTTGTCTCCTCTGGCTAATGCATCAGATACATAATAAGCATCTAGTGCTTCTCCTGTATAAGGAAGAGAACCCAGTAGCATTTCACCCATGAATTTTGCATTACCTTCAACATCGGTAAGCTGATCTAACATGCCTGTATAGCCTTGTATATTGCTGTACATTGGGTTTCCTCCAGGGTACATTCGATTAAAGAATCCTAATTGTGGGTTGTTTCTAGGAGCAACATCAGTAAGAGTTATTTCATTTAACATATTGCTTACAGGACCTGATCCGCCATAAGGCACTAATACATCATTTCCATAAAACTGATATGGAGGCTGTGTATTCTTACCGCCTTCTTGATATTTAAATTTTTTTCTTACTTTAGCCATAATCCGCAAATATAATAATTATCTCTTAGAAACCCTAAATTTAGTTTTGACGTAATAGGTTTGTAATTTTCCCCCAGTCTTATTATCGTACCTTAAATTTATTTTTAAATATTTATCTCTTAATCTTAGTGGGGTACCACCTTTTATTACTCTAGGTAAAGCAGCTTTCCAAGTTCGTTCTCTTCTTTTTATGTTTTGAATTACTTCTTCAGGTTCTTCTACCTCATCTACAGTAATGTCAGGTAATTGCAAAGGTCCATATAAATCAGTGGCAACTATTTGGTACGAGTTTGTACACAGAAGTTTGTTCCAAGTGCCGTTTACATCACCCGATTGTCCTAAAATATTTGTTAGTTTTGTATACATTTCTATATTATCAAATACTTTTGTTTCGGAAGGACCTTTATTTACTAAGAAAGTAATACTACTATCATAAACATCACCATACCAAGAAGCTCTTGGGGCTGTCAAGGATTCAATCTCATTGTGTATCCAAATTTCATTATCATGTACCCTAAATACTTCTTCTACTGCCTCATCAAACTCGTAATTTAATGGTCTTACACTTAACAATTTGTCTTGTGTATTTATAAACATAGGAGTAGCAAATGAATATTTAGAAGTAAATGAACCTGTAGTTTCACTGTAAACTAATGTTTCAGTTCTAAACAGTTCCCACCATCCTTTATCACCATCATCAACAAACTTTCTTTCTAAAAATGAGAATAATACTTCATTATTACTTGCATCGTATCCTGTAGTTATACCGTGGTATAAAAATGCATTGTCACCGTAATTAGTACCTTGTCCAGTATAACTATTATAGTTAGTAGCTGCAAACTGTTTGTTCTCTAACCTAGATTCAAAATAACTTTTTATACCTTTAACTCTAGACAATTCTAAAGTTCCCTCGTTACTAATTCTATAAGCAGCATTATTTAATATATCTACCCAGTATAATCCTTTAGTTGTTGCTAGTACAGATCTTTGATGTTTACTACCAATTTCTGTAGACAGGTATCTATGATCTTGTATAACGTCACCTGTACCTAATATAAGAGAAGATTGGTCTGTAGTTGTTGTAACAGCTACAGGATTAATAGATAACATTCCTACACCCCTATCTTGTAAAAAGAACATGTTATCAGAAAAATTAATTATTTTATTTATAGGACCGTATTCTCCTTCTACATCTCTATAGTTATCAAGTCTAAATTCTTTCCAGCTATCTTTTAAATCTCCATTTACTTTTATATCAGAGTATAAAACTCTAGAATCATACTGATCTGTTTCTACATAGTCTAATGTTCTAGGATAGAATTCTAATAAATCATTTTCTGCAGAATATACATTTTGATATATGTACTGATCTAACTGATGGTTATCAGTTTCGTTTCCTGTAAATCCTGTGTCTACATTTTTAGCTGCAAAGTGATAACCTTGTCTTAACCCTAAATTAATTGTACTCTCAACTGGTATAGCATAAGAAAAACTATGTCTCTTAGTTGGTCCACTAGTGTTATTACTATAATTATTATCAGGAGCTTGTCCACCTCTCCATTTTCGTAGTTTTTGAAAATCATAAAAACTAACAAAAATATCTCCGCCGTAAACTTCTACAGGCTCACCTTCTTGGTCTACTGGTATAAAGCTATTTGCATTTATATATTTATTTCTACTTCTATTATCATATCCTCGTCCGCCATATTGAGTCTCCATAATATCTCTTCTCCAAGAAAGTAAAAGTTTTTCTTGCACTCTGTGCCTTTCATACGCAGCAGGATAGGCGCCGTTTGCGCATGTACATACATCTGCTGCAGTAGAACCGTCAAAATAACTTGTTGCAAGGTTGTTGTCTCCTACATCACCATCATTAAAATATATTTGATTTTGGTAAGTCTCGGCATTCCATCCTGGATCAGGTTGGTTATTAAATAATCCAGGATTTATCCAGTAAGACCAATATGGAAAAGTTACAGCTATAGGGTTATCTTCAGTATTAGGTAAAATAACATCTCCTAACCATGTAGAACCTAACGATCCTACGTAAGGTGTACCAGTATTAGCACGCGTACCATTACCATTAAATTGTATAAACAATGTATCACACCCAACACTATAAACATCTACATCTGTATTACCATTTACTTCTACTCCTACGTTATTAATACCTCTAGGCAAGTTTGAGTCAAATGTTAATGATGCTCCTGAGGCCCAAAACCTAGCGTCGTTAGGTTTAAAGAAATCTACACTTGCAAGATCATTCTCTAGAGTGTTTCCAGGGCCAAAAATATATGGCACATTTATATTTGTGTTAAAAGTAATCATTTGATGTGAGTACATTTTTCTATAATAATCATCATCTGTTCCTTCAGTCAGCCCTCCATGTAGAAAATGATTTTCCCATGCATTTCTAGAAGCACCATTAGTTAAATTACCTGCAACTTCTACCCAATCACAAGCACCTGCTGTAGGATACTCTCCTTTAAAAACAAAATCAGGAGAGTCCATACTCATATGAGTGCTCCATATCATACCATGATCAGTTCTTTCAGATGTGTCTCCATTATTATGTGCCCATGTAGCCATGTATGCACTGTGTGCTAATCTAAAAGTACTACCTATATTTTCTCCTTGGCTTGCAAATAAATAAAGATAAGATCCCATTCCCTGCCCAAAGACAGATCTATCAATGTCAGTTCTTTCAACTCTAACTATACTATATCCTGAGACTTTATTTTTAATTGACTGCGGTAAATTAACAGTAAACTCTATACCTAAAACATATAAAGAGTGAGTGTCAATTGTATCATTTCTACCATAACCTGCGTTTAATGTTGTGTTAATTCCTTCTGTAAAGGATACAAGCTCTCCCTCAGCACTCCAACCACTAAAAGCTGCACCGCTTTGTGATCCTGTTTCTTGATACGGCGTTCCTTGAGCAGCTTGTGTTTTACTTCTAGTTTGAGATAAAGTATAATTGAAAAGAGATCCGCTACCTGTTATATCAAAATCTTTAAATCTTGGAAATCTTATATCTCCTACCCAATTTACAAATCCAGGATTACCTTTTTTATCATACAATACAATACCAAATCTGTAAATTTCATCTCTTTGATACCCTTTATATTTTTCAACGGCAAGAGGATTTTTATAATCTAACCAGTCCACCCCTACACCACAGTCAGTAGCAGAAGATGGTTTTGTTTCTATAAACGGAGGAGTTGTTGCAGGATCTCCTGACACAAACTCGTCTCCATCAAATTCTTTTTTAACAAATCTATAAGAAACATTAGGTCCCGTACCTCCAAGTATATATCCATTATCTTGATACACATATCTTTTATCATTATCTGTAACCGCAAGTAAGTTTTCGTTATAAGGATTATCAGCATCTAAAAGTAATTGTAATTGTTCAGCAGTGTAATTCTCTTGATTGTAGTTTGTAGGATCAAACTCAGTATCACTTACATAAGTTGTAACATTACCTTCACCCATTGGGTGAGTATTTCCATCATCTCTTTTATACCTATATGCTCTAGCATTAAACTCTAACTCTTCTAAAGGAGTTATAACATTACCTAAAAATAATCTATTATCTTTTGATGTTATTGTTTTAGCTCTTTTTATATTGTAGGTAAATGAAGTTATTTCTGCTAAGCTTATTAAAGAAACAATGTCAGTGTTAGTACTGTGTAATGCTGTAATAGTAGGACTACCAATAGTTTTTCTACTAAATATGTAAGAGCTGCTAACTCCCTCAATAGAAGATTTATAAATAGCAGCAAATTCAATAACACTATAATCTGTGTCTACATTTTCTACTTGTAACCTTACACCTTTATTACAAATAGTTCCTGGTGCTACACCTTCATACTGACTAATATCTTGTGGATCTTCTGTGTAAGTCCAGTAAGGATCTCCTAGTTCAGATGCTGCTACTACATGTAAAAATCCTGTAAAAGGAGAGAATCTACTTTGAGATCCTGATTTAGTAACAAGTCTGTATGCATACTGATACATTCCTGCAGGAAGACTACCGCTGTTTACAACTTCTAATATTTCAGGTTTACTAAATGTAGTAGACGGAGATAACTGAAGATCGTCAGGCTGAACTGACATTACATTTGGGTCAGCTACATTAATAGTTCTAACTGGATTAAAGTTATCTGTAAAATATAATCTTTGCACCCCTTGTGTTTCAAATCTACCCACAGCTTCTATAGGATGCTGCACACTAAGATTTAAAAATTGATTTTCATATATTAAATTTATGTTAGTAACTTCGTCTGTTACAAGATCAAAAGTTATTTTAAATATACCTCCTCCCGCCATAGATGTGGGATTTAGTTCTCCTGTTCCAACTATGTTTCCTGGGTTTTTATCAAAATTATATGTAGCAAAAATATACAGATCATTTCTAATAGAAGCATGTCCTATAGGCACTGCAGGAACAGGGTCATCTCCAGGAGTACGTGGAGGTAATTCTAAATCAAAAGAAAACAAATTACCTTTAACATTAACATTAATACCAGACTCTCCTGGATTTTCGTTTGCTATAATACGTATATTTTTAGAGTCTAAGTAGCTCCCTTCTACAGGACTTAAATCTCCAGGGTCATTTAGTATACCTTTTGTAAATGTATTTACTTGTTGATCTCTCATTATCTATTAAAGTTTCTTCTTAATTCTGGTTTACCTAATGATCTAAAAAATGTTTCGTGGTGATTTACTTTAGGAAGCAATCTCATCACTTGATTTTTAATACCTTCCATTTGATCAATGTTAGGCATTTTAGCTTTATTACCTGCTTGGCCCACATACCATGTCCACTCTTGTTCTGAGTGTTGGAATACAGGTTGTGCAAGTTCTCCTCTTCTCCACGCAATGTAATCTATCTTCATTGTAAGATATTTTTTAACTGCTAATTGATAGCTTGTATCTTCTGGTATAAGAGGCAGACCTTCTTCATCTGTAGGTATTGCAAGATATGCCATACACACTTGCCCTTCTTTTACTGACAAAGTAAGATGGTTATTATTAATATCAAATGTAATAGGGTTAAGACTAGTATCTATAGAAGCAGTAGTGTCGAATGACATTACACCTGTATGATCTAAGTTTAAATTATCCATTTCTTCTTCATCTCTTTGCTCGTAACTAACAGTACCATCTAAATTTGTAGTTTTAACAATGCTACCCCAGTTTCTATCTTTTACTTCTGTAGCTAGATTAGTATAACCTTCTATACCACAACAAGCGCCATCAAGTAAATGGTGAAAAGTGTCTCCAGAATACTCTGCAGGCATACCATTTACAGCTACTTGCTCTAAGCTATAAAAGTCACAAGGTAAATGAGCTCTGTAGTTTGTGATTTCTAAGTTAGGATTATCTCTGTGTCCTGTAACTTTTCTTACATACTGTCTAGGGTTACCTATTAAGTTAAGAGCTTCTTCTGTCCACTGTATACAATCTACCCACGGCAGCTCAAATTGATAACCGTTGTCAGCATATACTTGCTCCATGATTGCGTTTAATGATATATATTTTCCGTTTAATGCCATGTTATTATTTATTAAGGTGTTGATTCTATTTCTGCGCTTGTTGTTCCTAAGAATGTACTCCAATCGTATTCTACTACAGTAGTTACAAACCAATAATTAGAACCAGATATATCGGCAGAACTTTGTATAGATATAGAAACTAACTCAGATGATTCAAAATGTTTAGCGTTATCAAATGCAAAATGTAGCACATGACTATCATCATCAGCAGTTACTGTTATAGTTTCTGTTTCTTCTTCTACCCAAGATGCTGTACTAAATGCACTTTGATTTACTGGTCTAGTATGTATTCCTATCGTTATATCAGCACCAGCAGAGATAAACATTAATCTAAGAGTTAGAGAAACAATTCTACCGTCACAAGGCATAACTACAGCTGTTTCTTCTTGATATATATAAATTTGTTCGTCTCTTGTTTTAAAAGGTAAATAATGTTTAGTAGTTCCTATGTCATCAAAAAAGTTTTGAAAAAACACTTCTCTTTGTTTACCTGTTACTATACCTGTAACATTTAAATCTTGAGATATAGTTACTTTATCATCTTCAAATGTAGCTACGGTTACTTCACCACCACCACCTGCACTAGCTGTGTTAGCTCTAATCTCAACCGTACCATTTGCAGCTCTATTAGCTAACACTACTTTACCGCTATCAGCACCTAACATAATTCTATTTGTGCCAGAACCATCAGGATATTGTATAGAAGAAGAAAAGCTGCCTGAATTATTATCGGCTTCTAGTATTATATCAGAGCCAGAGTTCATGTTAAGGTTAGCATTACTACCACCAACAGCTATATTACCTCCCGCCATAGTAACAACACCACTACCATCAGATGATATTATTGTATTACCTCCAGAGTCTTTTATGTCGTTACCTGCAACAATTATATCTCCTCCAAAATAACTATCACCACCTTGCACATACATAGCATACGAATTAGTAATAGTTTGATTTGTACTTGCTACTGGTGCTCCTTTTATATAAATTGTAGAAGCATTTGTAGTTGTTACAGATGAGTTTGTAGCTAATAATCTAGGATTTTCAAAAGTTATGTGATTATAATAACCAGCAGTACCAGAAGCAGAAGTACTACTATCTGTTATATCCATAGCATCTACGTGTATTGCTACGCCATCTCCACTTGCTGTTACACTTCTATCGCCATCCGTTATTAAACCTTTCATAGTTATAATACCAGCTAAAGTTTTATCACCTGCTGTTAGGTTTGTAGCTGTATCTGCATTACCTGTAGTATCTTGATTTAGTGTAGGTATATTAGCAGCATTAATAGTAGCTGTTGCACTTATATCTGTATCCCATCTGTAGTGTTCAGCTGCTACGAAGTTTGCAAGAGAGTCATGATCTATAGTTCCTTGTGTGGCAACTTGTATTACACCACTGCTATTAACAAACGATGTTGAACCAGTAGTGATACCACCATCTAATTGTAAATTACCTGCTCCAGTTATAGCAGCTATT